GAAATAGGTTCGGGTTTCCCCAGGGGAGAAGAGATAGAGGAGATCCTTTGATTGCTGGCTCATATGTCCAAGCATTGCATGTGAACATCCATTCAGGCATTATTCCTGTTCATGTGCTCAAGCATCATACTTAAGTATCTATTCAGGTATCGCGCGCGTAATATATATTAATAAGAGGAATCTTAGAGACATGTTAACACGCAACTATGGTACAGAAGTAATACGAGTGAATACGTATGTTGTGCATCATAGCGCTAACGTTTGTGTTATAATGTATGTGCAAGCCTACGTGATAGTAGGCTTGCCAACTAAATACTATTACTGGAGGAGAATGATGCGTGAATTGATAGATGCAGTCACACTGCTCATCCGGGCGTGTGGCTGGTATTGGCTATCGGTGTTGGCCATCTGGCTATTCATACAATCGCTATGGGAGGGGTGACATGTTCCAGAGACGGCATTACCTTGCGATTGCGGAAGCATTGCGAGAAATCCATGATAATGACACACGTCAATTAGTTTGCTCAAAATTAGCTAGTTTGTTCGAGAAAGATAGCCCAGATTTTGACCGATTTCGTTTTGCGCTGACATGTGGATTTTATCCCACGCCAGCGGGAATGTCGGTATCTTGGGGAACATTGAAGCCAGAAGATGTGCTAGAAGCATTGTATGATACTGCGTACAATTTACTGTGTGATCTGTCGCGTATCCCTGAGCCAGACGCAATTGAAAGCGATGAAACGCGCGGATACGTGATAGACGAATTATTCGATCTTCTGAACGATGTTGCTCCTCCAGGCTACTATTTTGGTAGCCTGGAAGGTGACGGTGCAGATTTTGGATTCTGGCCTGTACCAGAATGGGAGGAAGCATGATGATAACATACCGCTTCCGAGATTGCAGACAGGCACACACGTTTTACAAGTATCTCTATGATCAATCCCTAACCTTGCCAGATGTTCACGTCAACCTTGACGCGAATGATGTTCTGCTAAGTGTGACAAGTGAGCACGCGTATAACGTAGCTGCTCGTCTTGTGCGCGATGCTATACTTGCCACGTCCATTCTCCCTGTTGCTGCGTTCTAGCTAACGAATGAGACGCATACGTGTGTATGCGTCTCTCTCTTTATCCCCAAGTAGAAAATTCTCTTGTAATTATCATCCTCTTCACGCAATGATCCTCACCAGCAGAATTCTCTTCCAGGAAACATGCGCACATCGCAAAACGCAGATACTATCTTCATTTTCTTTTCATCTTCCCCATCCCGCGCGTTCCCCGAAAGCGATACCTCTTGATCCTCTCGCCTTGCACCCTCTCGCTTCCCCATCCCCTGCGTGCCCGTCTCATTCTCGCGCGTAGACAACAAAACATAAAACAAATAACTGTCTGTCTCTCTGCTCACTCACTCACCCACGCTCACTCACTCAACCACGCTCACTCACCATCCCGATCTCCTCACTCACTCGCTCACTCGATCACCAGTGCCCACCACGCCCGCCACGCCCGCCTGCCACGCCCGCCACACGCCCGGTTCCTCTCCTCCCACACGCCCATGCCATCGCCAGGAGCCGTGACACACTAGTGTACGCAGACAGGCTTGCATGAACAAAGCGCGCTGGAGAATTATGTGGCATGCGCAAAAAACCCGGCGCTACCCCTCTCCCCATCCACATCATCCCTCTCAACCAACTTGACATAAAGTTACGTAGGCAGGATTGCCTCGGAACTCTCTCTCAGTTCAATTGAGGGGCATTTTTCAACTAATCCCTACTTCCCTTTTTATGTCCAGTTTGACAGACCCCTGTAAAATTGCCCAAAAATACATACTTACCTTTTTATGTCCAGTTTTACAGGGCCGTCCAGCAAATAGTACTACTTTCCGGAAGGTTTTTTTGCGGGCCAGGAGGACCCATTTCGCATAACAGGGGCATTATGTCAAGAGAACCGGGGAATTCTGCAACTTTTCTTTCCACCAGTTCAGTTGAACGCACTAGTTCTCCAGTCAGTTTGTCAGTTTTACCCCCCCTTTATAGGGGGTAAAACTGACAAACTGGACTGGGGGGTGTAGTTTTGCAGTTTTACACAGTTTTACACCCACCCCTGCAAAACTGAAGAGGTCTATGCGAAGAAGGAAAAAAAGGGTTCCTCTTGTAGGATAGGTGAGAAGTAGAATCGCCTCACGCGAAGAGGAGGAGTGAGTTCCTGGGACCATTAGAGGAATGTATGGAGCCGTTGTCGATCATCCGCTTGGCGACTGCGGAGATGCGGCGGACTCCCACGTTGGGCAAATACTCCTTCACGGCCTGTTGGAGCTGAGACTGGTTCATGGGGCCATCGCGGAGGACCTCGAGGATTACCTGCTCGATGGCGGCGCTACTGGAGCTGTCTATCACCGGGTTACCGTAGAACCGGGCAACTGCAAGTTCTTGTGACCCCTCCTCGTGCTCGTACACAAAGGAAGCAGAGAAAGGCTTCACGAGCACATCTCTGGACTTCGTGGCTTTGATGATAACTTCGTTTCTTCCGTCCGCCCTCTCGACAAGCAGCGCCAAGTCCAACGAGGCCTCGATGGATGAGTGCCCTCTTAGACTTTCCCCAAGCCTGCTCTTGATTCCCGATGCTTTCCTCTGGTGGTGGATGATGATCACGGCCGCGCCTGTCGACTCACACAGCCATCTGACGTTCGCCATCACGCCAGCCATCTCGGCGCTGTTCTCATCCGCGCCCCCTATCGCCACACCGAGGTTATCGATGATAATAACCTTGGCCGAGTGCGATAAGGCCCTTAACGCCATTGATTCCACATCCGATCTTCTCGACAGATCCGGCCAGGGGGAGGGCATCACATAGTAGAACAATGGGTCATCCTCTTTCATCCCGTAGGCCCTTCCCAGGGCAGCAAACCTCTCATGCATTCTCCGGGGCCCGTTATCCAGATCGATCCACATGACAGGGGACCTCAGCGTGTCTCTCCCGGTATGGAAATGAGAATCAAGCCACTTCTGCCCGGTGACCACACACACGCTCATGTCAGCCAGGAGGAAGGACTTAAGCGAGGAAGGCGCGCCGTACACGATGGAAAGGCTGGGGAGGGGAAACAGCCCATCCACCACGTAGACAACAGGCGGACGCGGGGCATACGCGTCCGCTGGGGTGAAGACTCGCCAAGTGTTCTCCATTACTCTTCAAGCAGATCTTCCGGCTTACATCCGAGCGCCTTCGCTAATCTCATCAAGGAGCTTGTCCTGAAGCTGTCTCCTCTCAACATCCTTTGAATCGTAGGGAAGCTTACCTTAGACCTCAGGACAAGCTGCCTCCAAGAGGGTATCCCTGCCTCTCTCATCCGCTCTCTGACTTTATCTTCGCTTAGCCTCATATATCCTCTCCAATATCCGTTGTACTTCCAACGCCTCTTCAAAAGTCGCTACTCGCGGGTCGTCTCTCAGGAAGGCTACCCACATGTCCGTGAACATCAGCTCAAATGGGACCAGCTCCCTTGCCCCATCCCGACCTATCACCCATGTCTCCCTCCTCACGGGATAGGGGTAGGCGTAATCCAGGATCATCACTGAATTCCCCTCTTCATCCACTCCCCAAACCCGCCACCCATATTCCTCCTCTTCCGCGTTCACAGGCAGAAAGGGCCCAAGGATGTCCACGTCATGGGAGACATGATCAAGCAACAATCCCCAGGGAGGAAGGCTCTCGCGTTGCTGTATACTGATTAATGCCCTGTTTCCCCTTACCCTCTCCCTCAACAGGGGATGAAACCTCCAGTTGAACGCCACCTTGAGATCGGCAAGCTCCTCTTCACTGGAAGGCAATGGCTGGTACAAGGCGCAAAGAGGCTTCTCGCACATCACCCTCATGCCCGCTCTTAACAGGACAAGAGAGATCTCCAGGTGATACTTAGGCGGAGTGGCAACTACCCCAATGTCCCAGGGATGATCAAGCGCATCCTCAAGCCTCTTGAAGGTCGCCTCTTCCACCGGGTCCACGGTCGCCACGCTGATGCCCAGCTTCCTGAGAATGCGCTCGTGTCTCTTCCCCGCTCTCCCTCTCCCGACGATCAACGCTCTCATAGTCTCACCATATGTTCAAAAGATGTCCACCGCTCATGTCAATCACAGCCCCATTAACATGAGGGTGATCATACAGGCTGATGATGAAGCTCGCGATCTCCTGTTCTGGTATCAGGTCCCGGCTCAGGGGCCTGCTCTTCAGATATTCCATGTCCTCCGGCGAGAAGCGGATCCCCTTCATTGAGTGCTCGAATTGCCCAAGCCTCAGCGCCACAGCTCTCACGTCGGGCGCTAATTCCGCCGCCACCGCTCTCGCCAACCCTTCCAATCCTGCCTTCGCAGCCGCGTACAGAATCCTCCCCGGTCGAGGGGCGACGGCTTGAATGCTACTGCAATACACAATCAACGCGCCCTTCTTCAGCTTCTCCTCTCTCACCAGTGCCGCTGTGGTCAGCACGGAGCCCAAGAGATGCGAGTCCAGGATGTTCACGGCCTTCTCCTCGTCAACCTCCGGTAACATCACCTTCTCCTGTACTCCCTGGGCGAATACCACGAGGTCGAATTCCCCTTCAGGCAACTCTCTCGGGGCCCTGACATCAAACCCCGTGGCCCTACATGCCCCAATCGCTTCCCATCCCAGACCCTCTGCCGCGGCCATCATGGCCTTTCCTAGATTCCCACTGCTTCCAATTACAAGTGATCTCTTCATGGAACCCTCCTTTGGCATCTTCATTCTATCCCCTTCCCGGAAGATCATAAAACGACTTGACTAGTATTCAATCTTGTGTTATAATGAGAATGGTTGAAGGCCTCTTTCAGAAAAAAATGGAGGTTCCAAATGAAACTCACCTCAGCTCAGCTTCAGGCCGTACAGGCTCCTATCCATCTCCCCGTTCGTGTCCTTGCCCCGCCGGGCTCAGGAAAGACGACCGTAATCGCGCATCGTTATGCTTATCTCGTCTCCCAGGGAGTGAGCCCGCGGGAGATTGTGGCTGTCACCTTCTCTCGCTCGATGGCGGATGAGCTTCTCTCCCGCATTCAGGTCCTTACTCCATCCGCCTACGCTCCGCAGATCTGCACGATTCATGCCCTCTGCTACCGCATACTCAACGCAGAAGGTGACAATCGCTCCGTAGCCAGGACCTGGCAGATCAAGAAGACGATTGAGGAATCCATGCTTCAGACCTTCCTTCAGGCTGGTTGGCGTGAGATCCTCTACTGGATAGACCGCTCGAAAGCGGAAGGGATAAGGACGCAGGACGCAAGGGACTTCTTCTCCGCCATTCCGGATATCTCCCCCTATGCCTCTGACCTCGCTTACATCAGAGAGCGCTTGGATGCCTTCCTCGCTGAGAACAATCTCCTTACTTTCCCCGACATGCTCCTGGACATCGAGACGCGTCTCCAGGACGACGAGGCCTTTCGCGCTCGCTGGCAATCCTATTTCTCCTATATCATCGTGGACGAGGGGCAGGACACTTCAGGACAGGCCATGCGCATTCTCACCACCCTCGCCGCGCCCCAGGACCGTTTCTTCATCGTGGGTGACCCAGATCAACTTCTCTACCGTTGGTCTGGGGCTACACCTGAGGCCAATCTCTTTCAGGGTTTCGACAAGCGCTTCCCTAACGGCCTCACCATCAAGCTGGATCATAACTTCCGCTCCACGGGAAGGATCGTTAAGGCCTCCACAGCCCTCATCTCCCACAACTACGAGCCCAAAGGCCCTTATCCACGCGCCTTCTTCAAGGAGCCCCTCTACACCGCGCCCGAGGGGAGAGAGATTGAATTCACACTATACGAAGACGAATTCCAGGAATCCAGGGGTGTTGTCTCCAAGATCAAGGAGCTCCTCGACGAGTATCAGCCTGCGGACTTCTTCATCGGAGCTCGCACGCGTGCCCAGCTCGCTTTCCTCGAAGGGGAGCTCGTTCGGGCCAAGATTCCCTTTGTGAACGCGACCGGTTCTTCCTTCTGGAATCTCAAGCATGTTTCCGATATGGTTGCTTATCTCAAGCTCGCTCTCTTCCAGGATGATGAGGCTTTCTGTCAGGTATATGACATATCGTCCAAGCGCATGCGCCAGCCCTTTGATTCCCGAACGCGCAGAAAGGGCTCTTATTCTCCCAACCGGTGGCTGGGCAGGAAGTTCCTCGAGGCCGCGCATTATTCCTTCTCCGGCATTCATAGGGCTCTCAATTCCCGCGATGGTTGGCGTTGGCGAGAAGGGGTCGACGATCTTCTTTACATGCTGGATGAGATCAGGAGCGCGGGCACATTCATCGGCTCCCTTGAGCTCATCAAGGATCACTATCTCGCTTATCTCTCCGCCGACGGATTCGTGCAGGAAGATGTCTCCGAGGACTCCCGAGTGGAAGATCTCAACACAGTCATTGAGATCGCGTCCACCTTCGATTCCGCACAGGCCTTTCTCAACTATGTCCAGGAATGCCGTTCCGAATCAGGCCAGTCCTCATGGGATGGAAAAGTCGTCCTCTCTACAGTCCACCGTCTCAAGGGCATGGAGAGACGCGTTGTCTTCGGCATCGGGTGGAATGAGGGCCTTCTCCCCCACGCGTTCTCCCTTGGCTTGATCCCCAACCTGGGTGTCCTCCCCTCAGGCTCTAAGGGCAGGATAGAGGATGAGCGCTGCATCGCATTTGTCCTGGTCACGAGGGCGAAGGAGCGTGTCTATCTGTCCAGCATCAGGAAGTACCGCGACAAACCCCTTCAACCTTCTCGCTTTCTGTACGAGTTAGGAGTGTTAGAAGATGAACAGACTCCTGAGATGCTTTGACTTCGCTGAGTTTCAGATCTTCGATGATCCCTTCTTGAACCTGGCCTTCGCCATGATCCATTTGGCGCTTTCTGATCTCTCGGCTCCCTATCCTGAGCTGAGGGAAGACGCGATGGAGTTCTTGACCAGCGATCAGGTTTCCACGCTCACAGAAGCCCTTCACATGAATGGGTTCATTCGGAATGCTCTCGAATTGGCTGAGAGAAAGCCGCTCAAGTTCTCGCGTGCCTCTCGGGGCTCGCTCCCGGAATGGCTTCTCGCCAGAAACGCCCGGCGCCGCAGGGACAGTGCACGAATCCCTTCTTGATCCTGTCTCCGTAAACAGTAACCAGCTCTTCGCCCTCGTGGAATCCAACCAGACAGAGCCCGGCATGGCAGAAGATCGGCTTAGATCGCTTGCCGGGCTCCATGATTTCATCGTTCCACAATACAACCCTTTGTCCCACTTGAGCTCTTGCCCACTTGTGTCTATCCTCTTGGGAGTAAGACGCGTATGGCCCTGTTCTCTCCCCTCTCTCCGCGTTGATCATCGCGATCTCTGGATTCTCGTCCAAGATCCTCAGCACGTCCAAGAGATCGGGCCAATGTCCACCAGTTTTCTTCAAGATCGCTCTCAGGAGCTCGATATCCTCCTCATAATCCACTTCAAGCCTATGTGGCCTGAAATACGCGGGAGATGGAGGTTGATGGTAGATCCTCCTCAATTCCTCTCTGTGTCTGTGGATCCACAGATCAGGATGCTCCCTCTCATCCCCGATCGCCTCTTTATCCATCCTCTCCCACAGCGATCTCCTCAAGGGGAACTCCCTTGCCCCATACACCGGCCAGACCCATGAGGGTAGGAGCCAGAAGAAGACATCTGTGCCTGTCTTGCTCATCACTTCTGCGGCTCGACGGATGAACCTATGCTCAGGGAAGGGGCAATCTCCCAGCCCTCTCATCACGAACTCGTACCCCGGTAAGAACGCATTCATTGCCCCCACAATGCGCTTCAATACATCATTCTCTTCCCCTCTGTAGCAGGGATACCCGTGTCCATTTGCCCATTCCCAGACTGGATCATCCTCTTTCTTTTCGGTGGTCGCAATCACGACCTTACCCGCAAAGGACAGCTTCCAGGCAATCCTCTCGATGAGGGGTACCCCTCTGATCTCCATCATCACCTTGCCAGGCAATCTCTCAGATCCCATGCGCGCTGTGAGAACAATCCCTATCTTAGGGGCACGACCATCCCGGACGCGTATACCGCCTCTAATGCCTGGGCTTTTCTCCGTGCGTTTGTCCAAGCCTCTCCTCCTGTCTCCCCAGTGTCTATCACAAATACCTTTCTGCTCGCTGAATCATTGAGCTTCCCAACATTCCCGTATCTCACAAACACGTGATCGGGCAGTTCTGGTTGCCCGTTCCATAGCAACCCGATCAATTTCCCACCTGGCAGTTCAGGGGAATAGCAGGCCGCGTATAGCTTTCTCTTCTTCTCCACTTTCCTCCAGTCCAACCTCTCGCCTATCGCATAGTCTAACATAAACCCCGTGATGTCTTTCCTTGGCCCCAACTTCGCCGTGTACATGTGGTCAAACCCGCCCGAGAGCCTTGTTGCCGTCTCCAGCACCACCCATCCATACCTCGGATCATTGATGAGATCCAGCTTGAACGGCCCCTCGGTTACTCCCAGGGCCTTAGCATACTCGCTCGCGATCTCCTCTATCTCATCATCCGCTCTCCCTGGGTTCACATGCCCGGCTTCCACTCCCGGCCTGTGGAAGTATCGCTCGGCCACGTTAATGACCCTGGCCTCCCCATCCACAATGAAAGTATCCACAGCGATCTCTGGGCCTGATAGCAGCTCCTCGACCAGTATCCTGTTATCATAGCGATTCGCTTTCCTCGCCCTCTCAATTGCACCCGGGAGATCTTCCTTCTTCCTTACGATTGTCATCCCTCGGGAGCCAGAATTGTCCGCCGCCTTTATGACACAGGGTTGGGCGCGAGAGAAGTATTTATTCCAATCCTTCCATACTTTCTCCGCAGTCATCCCGGGGCCGACCACGAGGAACCAAGGGTGGTTCTGAATATATGGGTTCGTGAGAAGTCGCATATTCACCTTGTTGGCTGCTTTGGCGGCCGCGTTCAGGGAGCAAGCTCTCAGCCCCAACCTCTCAGCTAACGCGCTTACAGTCACCCCGACATCAGCGGCAACTGTAAGCACGCCTACAATCTCCAAGCTCAACACTTCAGCCAATCTCAGATGCCCATCGATATCATATGTGCTCACATTAAAGAACGCGTCTGCCATCCTCGCGCCGGGGCAATATGGGTTCCCATCCGTCACCAGAGCCTTTAGCCCTCTTCTCTTAATCTCCTCTATCATGGGGAGCTGCATCTCCCCGCCGCCCACGAGCCATACCCAGGGAGATTTACCATGACTATCCGAAGTCATAGCCTTCTCTCCAGCTCCTCTATTAGAGTCCAGCATCCGATACCGTTCAACCTGTTCTCGTTCCTCCCTCTCCTTTCCAATGCCTTCACTACCTTTCCGATACTGAGTGTTTCCTTCGGGATAATCTTTGCCATCCCCATTTTCTCCAACTCATAGGCAGTTGGCTCCAATGCTCCGTCTTTAACGATGATTTGTGGCACTCCTATTACAGCCAACTCAAGTGATACCATGCCGAACTTTACAATTGCCCCATCTGCCCATAGATGACTACCCCCTGTCCATCCATAAGGGAGGAAGTAGGCGAAATCTCTCCAGGGATAGAGAAAAGCCCGTCTTCTTCCCGGCAGAGGAAGTTTAGCTATGGCTAAAATCTCTGGCCTGATGAGTGCCCTCTCTACGCCCCCTATCCATTTCTCGCTTGGTTTCCTTGGCAACACTCCTTGCACGAGGATCAGGTCCCAGAGAGACGGGCTCAGGGGCCTTGACAGGTCAGACTCCCCGGCCAGGTATCCCTTTCTCTTTGCCTTAAGCCCGCTTGGTATGATCTCCAGTGGGTGATCCAGGAGGAACCAATCCAGTTCTATTCCCGCATCAATTGCATCATCCAACGTTGCCGTATCATCGTCGTTCCAGAATACCGTGTGCCCCGCGCCTCTGAGCACGCTCACAAGCCCTCGACTTCTGTAATAATGACCCCAGCCGTACTTCTCTCCTTTAGCGGCAGAATAAATTCCTATTTTCATTTTTCACCTCACTGAAGGCCCAACCATATCCAAGAGGGACCTGTGCACTCATCCCGGTTGAGTGCATTCTCCACGAAACGCTTGCGACTCGTCACAAAGGAAGTTATCTCCACACCATTGGCAACTACCGTGATGGCGAATTTACCGTCGGAAGTCTTAGATATGTAGTATTCCTTTCCGTTTTTACAGGAAAACTTGTGCCCGTTATGCATGTTCGCCTCGCGAGCCTTCCATGCATCTGCCCCATGACGCTCCACAGCATGGTCCCGGAGCGTCACATCAGGCATGGCGGCGAATGGGGCGCTCATAGCAGCGAGAACCACAATGGCGAGGATCAGCAGTAATAAGCAGCCGACTCCATTGTTGGCTTCCTCATCGGGTTTGGTTGGAGCGAATAGTCCCATCCTCTTCTCCTTTTAGCAAAGAAATACCGTTTTCCATTTCCTTGATTAATGCCTCTATCACTAAACTCGGAGGGGCCTCTCGATTCACGCCCTCCGCATAAGGAAGCATGTAATCGCGGAGCCACGCTATGAAATCGTCTATTCTTGACATCGTTTCCTCCTCTTAAAAGGGCGGAGCCACATCTGGGATAGGAGTTCCCTGAATTGCGTCTCTCCACATTCCCATGGTCCCTGCTGTAAGAAGGAAAAGGACAATGAAGAAGAGCAAGAGGAACAACAGAATCGCGAAGTCTTTCATTTTACCTCCCGGGTGGTGGTCTAAAGAATATATCATATAGGAGCGAGAATATGAGCGAGATCACTATGATCAATAAGAGGGTTCCAATTATCTCCATCGCTTCATCCCGAAATAGTAGTGTCCTCCGCGTTCCGACTTCTTCCAGTGCAGGGCCCAGAAGAGATGGTTTCTCCTTAGCGCCTCAATGATCTCCTCATTTCCGGACCATCCGGCTGTGGAGAGCCCGAGCTCGTCTCCACTTAGCTCAAAGTACCCATCTTCCGCGTATCTCCATAGCCCTCTGATGAACTCTATGAGCCCTTGGGCATCGGAGACATCCCATTTAGCTATTCTCTCTAGTTCCTCTTCCGTCGGGTACATCTCCTCACCCCGGGTAGAATTCAGAATGCCAAGTGATCTCATCTCCAGATATGATAATGGCATCCGGGCAATGAAGGATAATGGGGTCCTCGTGAGTAGTTTTGTAGTCTATCTCCTCACCGTATTTCCTTGTCACTACCCCTCTTGCCTCTGCGATGTTCTGGGCCAAGGCCATGATCATCTTAGATGGCATCTGCCAAATGTATATCTTGGGCCCGCTCTCTTTCTTCCAACGGGAGAAGAGCTCGCCCTTGATCGCCTCGAAGCGCTTGGCTGTCTCCAATTCCTCTTTGTCAGGCTCTCCGTTGACCAAGGTGACGGCGGGCTTCCCATTCAGCATATTTACGGTCGCGCTTTCTCCTGCGCCATCGAAGGCGGTGCCCATTCCTTGAAAATAGGCGACAAAGGGGATCTTCTTCTCCGCCAAGCTTGCAAGAGCAACCATCTTCAGGTGAGGGTAGGTGAGGATGCAATGCCCATCCCTAAACTCCTGTATTGGCCTCTCAGGGAACAGCTCAAGGGCTTGTCTTAGATCGCTCTCTCCCACGTGGAGAACTAACTCTATGTTCTCAGTTTTAGTTATAGCCATCTCAATCCTCGTATCCGAATAGCTCAGTAGGCCATCCATCTGACCGTTTGGCCCCCTGGCGTGTCTTTACCTTGCCGACAGTCAGGATGTCGCCATATTCGGAGATCACGACCGCATCGTCTGGCATCTCGGGATCGTTCACGATCACCACAGATTCTTTCCCATTCCAGTATGTGCGCAGAGGGCATTTCACATCATCTTCCCACTCATAGAGAAGGTGGGCAAACCTCTTCACCTCACACTCTGGCACTCGAAGCTCGCCCACCTTTTCCCCTCTCATCCAAATGCCGATGATCTTATGGTCACCATCATCTTTGACTTCAAGATGGGTAATCGGGGGCGCAAGACGATAGTAGCTTGTGCTCACTGCTTACTCTCCTATCAAATCTTTCGCTAAGGAAGAGTCATCAGTTTTTCATAGCAAGCCTTGATCACTTTCGCATCCCATAGGGCATTGTGCTTGGCAACGCCGTCTGTCATTCCAGCAAATTCCTCGCGGCTCACATCCGGGTCAACACCATTCATCTTCATAAGTGTTGCTATGTCGAATGGAATGTAGTAGACATTTTCTGGGATCCAGAATGCGCCACCCCAGAGTTGGCAGAACAGTACCCAATTGTAGGCCAGGCAATCTCCCCACATTTCCACTTGGTCGAACTGGGATAGCCATCTCTCCAACTCTTGTGCGACCTGCCCTGATGTCCCTTGCATCCGCACGTCATACGAGTCGAATAGGTCGTTGCCAATGGGATTGTCCGGCGCTCTCACGGCAGAGTAATACGGGTCTTGCCCTTCGATTGGCTCTCTGAATTGCAGGTTCTTAATCACGTTCTCCTGAATCCACTCTTTGACTTGCTTCTTGTCGAAGTCTGTGAACTCGGCGTAGAACGTCCTCCCGTTCTCAGAGACTAACCCGATGCTGATTAGTGTTGTGTTTTGATGTAAGCCGGTGAACTTCGTGTCAAAGAATACCTTCATCATCTCTCTCCTGTGGGCAAGTGAAGTTGCTATTCCGCCTTGTCGAAGATCGAGATCACGTTCGCCCGACCGAAGTAAGTTCGAGGCTGCCACACTGCAACTTCCACTAGCTTAAACTTGTGAGCCTTCTTGAACTTGCCGTTTTTATTCGCGGGGAGAAACCAGTGCTGGAAGATGATCCTGATCCTCGCTACCCTCGCGAGCTCAGACAGCATATCGTGGTTCCACTGCATTCTGCTATTGTGGGGAGGATCTATCAAGACCGTATCCCATGATTCATCCCTGAACGGCAGCCTCGCGATATCCGCTATCACATCCGCGGTGGGTTCGTATAAGTCAAGTCGGCGATCTCCAAGTTGGCTCTTTTTCCTAAGCACACGTGAAGAGTGCTCCCGATTAGTTTACTTGCAATTTCCCTTGGCCAGAGGACTTTACTGACTGTGTATGGATGCTTTGTCCCAGTCTCGGGAATTGCTCCCCTATTGCAGGTTGATTCTTGTAAGTAACAGATCCCATTCTAGCTCTCATAAGGGCATGAGCTGACTGCCGGGTGAAGTGGTCCTGCTTCGCCTTCGCCAGGTTCCGGCAATCAGCCCCCAGTGGCCCGGGTCGGATTCGAACCGGCTTGTGCTCCACTAGCAGCCACGGTCTGCCGGAGCGTTAGGTCGCCGTGTTACCGCCCCGCGTGTCCCACCACGCCGCCCGGGCCATACATGGGCTGACTGACGCTTCCCACCAGCTGGCATCTTTCAAAGAATCAGCGCCAGGCAGCCCATTTACCGGGCTGAGCCATACGCACCCGCTTCGCTTGAGGAATTTTCCGGCAACCAGCCCGGTTTCTCCCTTAAGTCAAATCTCTCCCAGTAGAGTTTAACCCCGAATTCCTTTGCCAATCCTCTTAGTTCTTTCGCTTCCTCTGGGAATAGTATACCTTGTTTTAGCAGGCTCAGAAAACGCATTCCCTTCTGAACAAGTAGATCATCTCCCTTCCCCATACTAGTCTCCTGTGCAGCCAACCATAGAGCTTGAAGATCCGAGGGCCAACGCGTCTCTCCAGTCTCAGTCTCGCTAAGTGGCACTTTCTCCCAAGCTCATCGTTCCCACGGTAATCAAAGCCGAGCAGGATGAACAGCTCCATAGGAAACGTCGCCCCGCGATAGACGGCTGTATAGCCGAAGAGCTTGAACAATGTCACCAGGCTTGCAGGAGTGAAATAGTTCCAGTGCCAGCGAGAAATGAACCAGTCCCCTCCCACTTTCCGTTGAAGAGGGTTGAACTCATTCGGCACAACCACCAGGATCTCCCAAGGCTTCCAGATTTTTAGCTTCTCCTCCAGGAACTTTCTTGGGTTTCGGATGTGTTCTAACACAAGAGCCATTCTTACAACGTCGAATTGCTTGTTCACCTTGGGGTGTTCTGGGTGGTATATCTTGGCTGACATTATCGCATTTCGACGGAGGTAGCGAGAGATCTCTGCCCCAAGTGCGTGTACTCCCTTCTTCCGCCGTAGGAAATTCACGAACCACCCAATGCCAGCGCCATAGTCAAGGACTTCTTTCACGGGCCTCATGAGCTCCCAGTTGAACTCGTAGTATGGATCCCAGAGCCCGGCTACATTTTCCTTGATCTCCTTGGTCAACCATTCCTCACTCTGGAACCCATCCTCTAAGTATTCCTCCTCGCTTACTCCTCCCTCTCTCAGCTGAAATAATCCATACTCATCTTGTATCAAGTCAGCTATCTTCGGCATATCTTCCCGTCCCTTCATCAATAGGCTTCTCGGGCAATTCCTTCGCTGTATAGGCCCACACATAGCGGATGTAACATCCCGGAGCCGCTGTCACGGCATGGAGCCCAGGCCTGATCCTGAGGACTTGACCGTCTCTTACCTTCTCAATCGCCCCATTCCCACTGGAGAGCAGAAAGCCAATTGGCTCGTCCAGCCAATTCTCGGAATAATCTAAGAAAAATAGGAATTTTTCCTCAAACCCTTCAGGCCATTTTCCATTTCTCTCAAAATGGTGTGGAGGAAATGAACTCCAGCCCGAGAGATTGATCGTCAGACCTGCCCGGAAGCCATCCAAGACTTCCGGGGGGGCTTGATAGACCACGCGGCTGAGATGCGGCCCATAACCGTTCACGTATTTTGGATTTACCATGAACTCAGGGGAAATCCTTGGTTTCCCGGAGAAAGGTTTCTCGAGGAAGGCTAAGACATCATTCTCCCTCACGGCGACTTCTCGCACGCGGTTGAATGCCTGCATGAGTACTGGTTCGTGGGTTGAGGCAAGTCTGGGTTCTCTGATGATCACGCCTGAGTACACATTCGCGATTACCCTATTTGGCCCGGAGACGATCTTTATCATCTTCTCACCTCCCTCTGAAGAGAACTACCGGCTTGTGGCTTCCATCTCCATTCATCTCGATCTCGTGAAGAACCTGCGATGCCAGCTTCGCAGTTCGATTGACATCTCTCAGCTCATGCATTGGGGTAGGGAAATTAGGCCGATTCATCAGTATCCCGTTTTTCTTCATGAGGTAGATGAATTGTCCCTTTTGCTCATCCGTCTCGAATTCAATCAGGGATCTCTCAGGATCCCCTCTCACGGAGAAGAAGGGGAATTCCTCGGAGACCTCGCTGAGCTGTCTGATCAGCTCTATCCCTATCATTTGAATGTGTTCCAGCTTTTTACGGTCCATTGTCTTCAGGGTTGCAATTCCGGCGGCCAAGGAGAGCGCGTCTCCAAAGGTTGTCGAGCTGATGAACACGGGATCGGAGCGGGAGAACCAACTTCCCAAAGCAGCGGGGAAAACCATGCAAGAGATGGGAAGCCCGTTCCCGAATCCCTTTGCAAAGCAGAGGATATCGGCCTGGGATTCCAGCCTCTCACAGTACCCCGGAATACCGTAACGGAACCCGGTTACCACTTCATCCAGGATCAAGAAGGCGTCATGAGCATAGCAATATTCCCTCAACGCCTCGAAGCTCGCCGGATCGAACTCAAGGGGAATCTCTACCACCACAGCCGCGGGGTTTAGGAAGCGATTGACCTTGGTGATCTCCTCGATGCTTCCCAGGTTCATGATCCCTCCCTTGGACACGCCCCATCCTGGCCTTTGTCCCGCGATGTACCAGTCATGCCAGCCGTGGTATCCAAAAGAGAGGACCAGTTCCCTTCTCGTCACTGCCCTCGCCAGACGCACAGCCATGTCCAGAGCGTCAGAGCCTGTTTTCCCGAAACGCACCATGACATCTTCCCGGCTTGACGCCCCATCGATGTATGGGAAGCAGAGCTCTGCCATCATCCTGCCCAATTCCCATTCATAGAGATGCGGCAGGGAGAAGCCAAAGCAGTCATGTGTATCTCCTACCAGCCTTCGGAACTCTCGGGTCCATTCCGGGTGGTGGTAGCCAAAGAGATTTGCTCCCAAGCCTGAAACCCAGTCCAGAAACCATCGCCCCTCCTGATCCCTCACATATCCACCCTGTCCCTCGACGAGGAGGGTTGCTTCTTCACCCTCTTTCCATCCCCACATTCTTCCGTCCTTGGAGAATGTGGCGGCTGCGGGAAGAATACCGTGAAAATCAGCCCATCTCATTTCTGGCCTCCTCTACGGGTCTGAGCCCGTCCTTTCCTCTTCTCGCGTACAGTCTTTCCTTTCTCTCCGCTGGCATCGGTCGTTTCACCCCGTCTCCCAAGATCTCTTCTGCTCTCATCAAGGCTGAGGAATACTCTTTGAACTCTTTGGGAGTGAACGCGAAGGGGCCCCAATCAGGCGGTGGGTCTTCCGACCATTCTTCTTGGAAACGAAAGTGATGCTCGAAGTATTGATAGCCCAGAGCTCTGGCCAGCATTGCGGCTTCTGGGCTTGTGGTATGGTCCGAGAGCCCAATTGACTCCACGTGCTTCTTGAACGGGAGAATCGCCCTGAGGTTATAGTCTTCAGGTCTAGCGGGATAAGCGCTGACGCATTGAAACAGGATGATCTTCTTTGCTCCTCCTTCTCTCGCCCACTTGATGGCTTGGAAGACTTCGGGGACCGTGGCTGCTCCCGTGCTGATCGCCACCGGAAGCCCTATATTGCTCACCGCCTTGATGAGCTTCTCATTCGTGATGTCTCCGGATGCTATCTTGAGAACGGAGACATAGGATGCGGCTTCTCTGGCTGATTCCGGGTCGAAGACGGATGCCCAAAGCCTGCTCTTGTCCAGCCCAGAGAGCCACTTTGGATTGAACTCAAATGGCTTCAGTCTTTCGACATATTTCGGTAACGCGTAGAGCTTCTCCGCTTTAAAGATCTGTACTTTCGCGATCTGAGCAACTTCCAACGCTTTCCGTACGGCCAACAGCGGATTCTCCGGTGGGAAGTTGGTCCCGATTTCAGCGATTAAATACACCTTCTTCCTCCAATACATGCCTGAATTTTTCCAGGACTTCTTCACCACTCATCTTCTCTGCGGTCTCCGATGAGTACACCTTCCTGTTCGGAGAAGAGCTCTTGTTCACCAAGGAGAACCCATCTCTGATCTCGATCACTTCTTCGAAGACGGAAACCAAGGATTCATGGAGCTTCTCGCCGGACCTTAGCGACATGGGCTCTATGTTCGGGGAGATAGCTTGGGCAAGGTCGAGAATATCCACAGCCTTGAGCCCGCTTGGCACTAATACCCCTCCTATGGGGTTCTCCGCGAGGCTCTTTACCATCTTCGCGTCCTCCCTTAACGAGAGTACGAATCGCGTTGGGTGAGTGCCAAATCTCCCGAGGCTTACCCTCAAGGGTAACCCCTTCTTCTTCCTTCTCAGCCAAACCCTCAGCACGGATCCCCGGGAGTCGAGCACATTTCCCAGACGAAGGACTGTGAAGACGGACTTACTTGTCTGCCCCTGTGCCCATCTCCAGGCGTGCTCAGCCATAGCCTTGGAAAGCCCATAGAAGTTCACAGGATCTACGGCTTTGTCCGAAGAGATCAAGATCGCTTGGGGCACTTCCAGTTCCAGACATGTCTCTGCCACAATGAAGGAGCCCAAGGCATTCACCCTCAAGTATGGCTGAGGATCCCTCTCTCCAGCGCCTAAGTGTTTCAAAGCTGCGGCATGAATTACCACGTCAGGCCTTACGCGCTTGATCGCCATCTTGAAGGCATGTCTATTGCAAATGTTGCCGACTATGAACTCTATCCTTGGGAAGCGTTCAGCTAGAGCGGAGTGCTTTAGAGGGTCTCTCGAATAGACGAAGATCTCGGAGTCGAAGCTCAGCTCGGCAAACGCGATACCGAATGAGCCTGCTCCACCGGTGATAAGAAAGCGCCGCATGGCTTCCTCCTTTCTAAGTCAAGTATATCACAAGGGATGGTGATAGGAAAAAAATAAGGTCTTGCAAAAGTCGCCTTTTTGTGCTAAGATTATTGCGAAGGCCCGCGCGGAGACCTTAAGAGGTTTCCGCATTTTCTTTTGCCAGAGAAGGGGTAATGAGGGAAGCTGCGCTTGCTTACTTGGTGAGGGATGGGAAAATCTTGTTAGTTCAGCGGAAATTCCCTCCTCGTAAATGGTCCCCTCCTGGTGGGTATGTTGAAGAAGGGGAAACTCCGGAAGAGGCGGCCAGGCGCGAGTCGGAGGAAGAAGCAGGCATTCAGCCCGGCAGGTTGATTCGAAGGCTCCCGGACTGGAAGGGGATTCACCAGTTCTTGTTCTCTGTGCCCTCCGATGCAAAGCCGAGAGCTGGAGAGGAAGTCTTTCACACGCGTTGGTTTCCATTGAGCGAACTGGATGAGGTGGATATGTCTCCTGATCCTTCTGAGGTCTTGCCTCTTTTGAAGGCTCAATTCAGGGAGAAGGAGCTCTCTGAATTACTCGAAGAGCTTCCCGAAGAGGTGGTGATCATCCCCGACTTCCTCTCCGTCTCCGGCGGATTTGTCTACGCCTCTGACCGGGAGCCGAACGACATTGACTTGATCACACGCGCTTTTTACCTTCTTCCGGAAGGGGCCCGGCTCAAGCTTCAGCGGATGTTCGGGGCTCTTGCAAAGGTTCCTGTCCATTGGGTGCCGGAAGAGGTCGGACCCATCTGGGCATATGCTCCGTTCTATGATCTGGTTGCTCGCAAGAAGAGGAAGATCGAGATCCGTGAGCTTCAAGAGCCGGAGATTGACGCCCTTCTCTACAAGGCAGTCGAAATCCATGACGCTCGCAAGATCAAGCCTGGGAAGCCCATTGCTCACTATCACACCGGCGGTGAATTCTACACGGGCGACGAGGATGCGCTCTGGGACAAGTGGGTGTCCAGGGCATTGGATCATGGAACAAAGGTTCTAGTCCAACAGAAGTTCGACGGATATAGATTTATTTGTGAAAGATGGAACGATCATCTTGCTGTCTTCTCCGACAAGGGCTTTGATCGCTCGAAAGTCTTTCCTGGGCTGAAGGACGCGCTTCCTCCCGGCGAGTACATCATTGACACGGAGTTCATGCAGCTTAACAAGCCAGGTGGCGAGCCAGTTCAGCGCTGGGAGATGGCATGGATGGGAGGGGGAGACGAGCCGCCTGATCCGTTCCCTCCTATTCGCATTGGCATTCATGACATCATGTGGCTGAACGGGAAGAACGTCGCCCTTGAGCCATATACCAAGCGCCTTGAGCTGCTCCATAAGCTCTTTCCTAAGCCCTATCGCAAGGGCAAATACGAGTTCAAAGTTGCTGAAACCAAGGTCGTCACGGATCGCAAGTCTCTCGATGAGGCCCTTCAATGGGCGAAGACTCGCCCTGGGTCAGAGGGCGCGATGCTCAAGTATGCTGACTTCATCTACCAGCCTAAGACGATCGCGGAGGTGGCAAAGTACAAGAACGCGATCGAGGTTGATTGCGCGATTATCGGCTGGAGGAAGGTCATCGCGGGGAAACCTGCCCACGAGCATTGGACCAGAGAGGAAGCCTTCAAGCATCTGAAGGAGCAGCTTGCCAAGTCAAACACTTACATCTTCCGCGTCGCGATCAAGGATGGAGACAAGTGGGTTCCTCTCGAGGCGGACAAGAAGCTGACGGCCAGGGACCTCAAGCTCGATTGGGATGAGGAGAGGCAGCGATGGGTGGGGACAGATGATCCCAAGCTCTGGCATATGTGCCCAGGTTTCCCTCAGCGGAAAGAGGGCGAGTACGCGTATGCTAACACTTATGCCCTCCGCGTGGATCCGGGAGTTCTCAAGTGTGGTCTTGTGATCACCGTTGCCCCGGTGAAGTTCAGGCCCTTTAAGAAGGATGATGGGTCCATTGGGTACGCCTGGATGTTCCCACGGGCTAAGAACCTGAAGTTCAACAAAGCCCCTGTCGCTCAGCTCAAGAATGTCCTGAGGGCGTTTGGTAATCCCACGCCCGAGGAGAAGGCCGAGAAGAAGGTCCCTCCATCCGGCCCCAGGAATGCGAGACTGGTTATCATCGGGGATGGACCAGGGAGAACGGAAGAGGAAACTGGCATCCCATTCTCTGGTCCTTCAGGGAAGTTTCTGAAGGAGATGATGCGCGAGATCGGGTTAGATCCTGATGAGGTTCTATTTGCAAATGTCTATCAAGTAAGGGCAGACAAGCTCAATAGAGAGGATATTCAGCAACATGGAAAGGAGATTATCAGCTGGCTGGATAGGCTTCCCAACGTCCAATCTGTGCTTGTCCTCTCTGAGTTAGCTGCTTATGCCTTAACCGGTAAGCGGGAGAGGATCTCAGACCTTCGTTCAAAGAAGCACCATCGGGGAGATTATGATCTCTTCATCTCCTTCCATCCCGCAGCCGTTATGAGGACAGGACAGAAGAAATCAAAGCTCTATCCCCTTCTCCGCCAGGATCTCATCAGAGCGGCAAAGGCAGCGGGGCTTATTGAGAAAGCGGAGAGCCCGGTCCAGAACCCAGCTTTCTACCCAGATGAAAACAAGCCTCATAAGTTCGTTGTTCAGGCTCATTGGAGAGGGAGAAGCGTCCACTTGGACGTTCGCCTTCAGCTGAACCATATCCTTGAGGGATGGACGGTCGCTGTTCAGACGAAGAACGTTAAAGAGCCCGTCCTCACCTTAGAACAAGCCAAACAAGCTTTCAAGGATCCTGATAACTGGAAGTTCGACTGGGAGAAGAACGAGATCCCTCCACGGCGAGTGAGGACTACAATTAAGGGGAAGCCAAGGGAAGTCATCAGGCCGGGTAATCTGCGGGCTTTCCCAAAGAAGGCGGAGATCCCGGAGCAATGGCTTAACATAGAAGGAGCCACCCGCAAGCCTGATCCCGGTGAAGCTCCTCCTGTTGGAGGGACAAAGAACTATCCAGGCGTGTTTCATATCGTCGACAAGGGGGCTGTGGAGTTTGGGGCGAGAAAACCTTGGTTCTTCGAGTATTTCTTCCACGGTAAGCGCTTGAGAGGACGATGGGTCTTCCGGGCTGTGCCTAGAAGGGTTGAGAAGATCATCCTCCCACCAGGTGTCAAGGAGGAAGAAGCCCGATCTCCATTCTACTGGGTGATGATGAAACCAATCGACCAAACGCCCTATGTTCTCAGCGATGACGCGATCAAGAAAGGTTGGCTGCCACCCAAGGGAGTATCAGCCCTACCGAAGGCCATTCGTGATAAGGTGCCAAAGGATCTGCGTTACTGGGAGGTCTCAGGAAAGGAAGCCTTGCAGAGAAGGGAAGCCCTGGTGAAAAAGCTTAGAGAGGCTCGGGGTTGATGGACTGGAGGATTGTACTGGGCAAAGCGGAAGACTGGGCAGTATCCTACCAAGGTGAGCCATTTCACGCTTTGCTGTGTGATCCACCATATGAGCTAGGGTTTATGGGCAAAGATTGGGATCGGTCGGGAGTTGCTTTCAAATCGGAGACATGGGCGGCGTTAGCCGAGCATCTGCACCCCGGCGCGTTTGGCATGGCGTTCGCATCGGCAAGGGGCTGGCATAGGTTGGCTGTAGCGATCGAGGATGCAGGTCTGCGAATCCATCCATCCATATTTGGGTGGACCTATGGGAGTGGATTCCCAAAAGCGACGCGGATTAGCGCCGATGGCAAAAGTGGGGCTTGGGAAGGCTATCGCTACGGCTTACAAGCATTGAAGCCTGCCCTGGAGCCAATCATCGTCTTTCAGAAGCCATACGAGGGCAAGCCCGTGGATAGCATTACTGAGACGGGCGCAGGAGCACTGTGGATCGATGGGGCGAGAATTGAATTCGAGGAGGGTGGAACCCTTGCTAGCAATCCATCTTTGAGAGAGAAGATAACTGGTGGCAACGGTGGACACATCAGTGCCCATAAGATTAATAGGAGATTTAGTGTTCCGCACGAGGATGGTCGCTGGCCCGCGAACTTGGTACTTGACAGTGAAGCTGCCAAGCGATTAGATGAAATGAGCAGACTAGGTAAAAGCGGCACAGCGGTTAGACGAAATGTTGGACGCAGCGTGAAGGCAAGGATTCAGTTTGCGAAGGGTAACAAGGGTGCTGAAATGCGAGGGGATATAAGCTATGGCGATTCTGGTGGCACATCTCGCTTCTTCTTCCGCTATCAGTGGGAAGAGCTGAACAGCGTTGATCCGCTGTTCTATTGTCCGAAGGCAAGCAGAAGGGAGCGAGATGCGGGGCTGGGAGAATTTCCTGCTAAACGAGCCGGGAGCTTGCAGGGAACACATGATGGCTCGATGAAGACAGGGAGTGGGAATGAGCGGAATCCATTTTACAGGAATTCCCATCCTACTGTTAAGCCGATCAAGCTTTGCAAATGGCTTGCAACGCTACTTTTACCACCAGCAGAATATGCACCGAGGCGTCTTCTCGTGCCATTCTCGGGTGTGGGAAGTGAGATGATCGGTGCCGGTCTTGCAGGCTGGGACTTTGTCTTGGGAATCGAGATTGAGCAAGAATATGTTGACATTGCTGAAGCCAGACTCTCATATTGGTTAGCACAACCTCAACTAGTAAGGGTGTAGCTCATGCGGTATGTCCTTCAGCGTCATTGGTGGAAAGGGCAAATAGTTATTCGTTGGGGTCCGTCATCCCAGCACTATGACCTCCGTATTCAGGAAGGGCCTAAGAAGTATTGGCATCTCGTGATGAACGGGGATCCGAGAAAGGGCCCTGTGGTTGGATATGAGAAACCGATGCGCGGGCCATACGTTACAGACATCAAGGGCAACAAGGTTAATGTCATGACCCTCAAGGGCCGTGTTCAGTTGAAGCCTAGGACGCCAGCCAACCCGACGAAGGAGACGCCTGCCTACTTGGAGACTCTGGAATCAGGGGAGGCGGAGTGGTTGGAGCGAGGCAGGGAAATCGCCAAACTTAAGATGGGCAAGTATGTCCTCTTCCTCCGCCGCGAATCTCCAGACTCTCCATTCTGGGAAGTCTCCCTCTCTCAGGGTCCAAAGGTCGAGAAGTCCTGGGAAGCCGAGATCCTGAAATCGGATGACGAGAAGCAGCTCATTTACGGGGTCGTCATGAAGCCAGATGTCCCCGATTCTCAGGGAGATGTGGCAAGCAGAGAGGAGATCGAGGAAGCCGCTCACGTTTATCTCGAGAAGTCGAGATTCATTGACTATCGTCATGAGAAGGTTCTTCCTCAGTCTTCCGCGATTCCCGTGGAATCATACATCGCCCCTGTGGACTTTGAGATGAACGGGAGAAAGGTTCCAGCTGGCTCATGGGTGATGGTCACCCACATCAAGGACCCCAAGATATGGAAGGAGGTGAAGGAAGGGCTGATAAAGAGCTATTCCATCCGTGGCTTCGGCACGCGGATTCCAGAAGGAGGTGATTGATGACGAAACGGAAATTCAGGCTAAAAGACATTGATGTACTGTCTGTCGGCTTAGTCCCAAGAGGGGCAAACCAAGAGGAGTTTTTCCTCTTAAAATCGGATGAAGGAGGTGGCGAAATGCCGGAGGATTTTGAGGAACTCGATCTCACGCCTGAGACTGAGGAGATCGAAGAGGAGGTCGAGAAGGTGGAGGAAGGGGAGAATCTTCTTCAACGTCTCGCCCATTTGCTCTTGAGGGAAGCGGAGACGGAGAAGGCGACCCCCTCCAAGGAAGTTCAGGAAGCGGCTAAGCAGGCTCTGGCTGCCCTGAATAAGATCCCGCTTCCCCCAGGTCTGGGGTTGGCGAATGTCAAGAAGTACCTCGCTGACCTCGCCGCGGGTAAGGCTGGCTATGGCTACCCGAAGTATGGCTACCCTGAGAAGTATGGGTATCCAGAGCCAGCGAAGAAGGAAAGTGAGGAAATGGAGAAATCAGGTCTACCTAAAGAGGTTGAGGAAAAGCTGGAGATCCTCGAGAAGGCCAATGAGGATTTGAAGGCTCGCTTGGAGAAGGCCGAGCAAGAGGCTCAGCGGGAGCGGGACGAGCGTCGAAAGCAAGAGCTCCTGGAGAAAGCCCAGCGCTTTGTCGCCATCCCTGGCAAGCCGGATGAGCTGGCTGATTTCCTCTTCTGGCTAGAGAAGCAGGGTGAGGAAGGCCAGGAGAAGGCTGAGTGGATCACAGGGCTTCTGAAGGCCGCGGATCATCAGCTCGTGGACGCGGGTCTGTTCCAGGAGGTCGGCTCTTCGGTTGCCCCCAAGGAGCGCACGGCCTTGGAGAAAGCTGAGCAAATCTCTAAAGAGCAGAACATCCCGTTCGCTGAGGCTATTCTTCAGCTCTCCCCGGAGGAGCAGCAGGAGCTCTTGGAAGAGCGACGGGAGAAAGGGAGGTAAGAGATGGCTTACGAATCTGGATTCTCTTGGGATCTAGGGATCCTATCCGCCTCCGGTGATTTGTCGGACAAGCAGTACCATTTCGTCGAGCTCGCCAACACGGAGGGGTATGTTCGCGCCGCAACTGGCGCTTCCGGTCCCATGCCAATTGGCGTGCTTCAGAATGACCCGGAGGACGGGGAGGAGGCCCAAGTACGCATCCTGGGTGTTACTCAGGTCTATGCTAACGCGGCATCTGCGATCAATGTCGGTGATTTCGTGACCAGCGGGTCTGATGGGCAGGCGATCCTGGCGACAGGGAGCCCGATGGCAGGAATGGCCCTGAACGCCTTGGCCAGTGGCTCTGGCGTTCTGATCAGCGTCTTGCTCTTCCCTGCTGGAGTTCGCTTGACTGATAACACGCCGTGAGGGAGGTGATTTAAATGGCTAGGCCAACCCGAAATGATGTTCATCTGAACGCGGCGCTTACGAACATCTCCATCGCGTATAAGAATCCCTCTTATATCGCGGAGCAGGTGTTCCCTGTGGTGCGCGTTCAGAAGCAGTCAGACTATTACTTCATCTTTGATGCGGGAGCATGGTTCCGGGATGAGGTTCAGGTTCGAGCCCCAGGGACAAGGGCTGCTCGGGCTGATTACTCGATCTCGACCGCATCCTATGTCTGCGTCACTTACGCCATCGCGAAGGGCGTGCCGGACGAGGTGCGCGAGAACGCGGACGCTCCTTTGAAGCCGGATGTCGAAGCCACGCAATTCGTGACTGACCAGCTCCTGCGTGCGCAAGAGCGACGCGTAGCCGCTTTGATTACCGGCTCTGCGAACTGGGCATATGCTGCATCACCAACCACCCAGTGGACCTCGGATACTTCTGATCCCCTGGGGGACATCGAGGCCGCAAAGGATGAGGTGGTCCAGCGTATCGGCCGCGTGCCCAACACGATGGTGATCAGCTATGAGGTGTGGCGCTATCTCAAGAATCACCCTGATCTCCTGGACCGGCTGAAATATACGAACCCGACCGGGGTGATCACCCCTGAGCAAGCCAGGACCTTATTCGGTGTGGACCGGTTGCTCATCGGCGCTGCGCTCTATGATTCGGCGAAGGAAGGCCAGTCAGCCAGCCGGGCCTATATCTGGGGCGACGCGGCATGGGTCGGGTACGTCCCCGAGAATCCCGCCCTGATGATTCCCGCTGCTGGGTACATCCTGGAGTGGAAGACTCGTCAGGTACGGACCTTCCGCGAGGAGCAGGAGTATCAGGACGTGATTGAAGCTGAACACAGCGTGGATGAGGTGATCACAGCCTCCGATGCTGGCGCGGTGATCTATAACGCGGTATGAGTGTGAAGTGACCTCCCTTAATTGGCCGGTGAGGTAAACAATCCTGACCGGGAGGAAATGAATGGCGAAGATCTTTGTCCAGAAATTTCCCGTAGTGTGGCAGGCTTCAGGAAGCTTGCCCGCATCGGGATCAATTAGCAGTGGATCTGTTATCTCTAATGGGTACGCCCGTCTTATCGGCATATTCATTGCCAGCGCGAGCGTTGACAGCCTTCGCGTCTTGCAGTCCGCTGACCAGGGCGCGAATTGGGACTATTGGACCGATTACGCGCCCTCTGCTTGTTCTGGGAGTGCATTCTCGATTGAAATAGTTGGCAATGCGGTTAAGATTGAGTACCGGAATGGATCTGACGTGGCGAATGAGTACAGAACTCTTTGGCAACTGAGGCCGGTTTAACTATGGCTTACGCAAGCACGAGCAACGTTGCTGCCCTTTGCGCAACTTTGCTGGAGGGAGAGGCAGACTTCAGCGCGTCCACCTCGCCGACCAGTGCTCAAGTGGAGTCCTTTCTCTCCTCCGGCTGTGGGCTCATCGAGGGAATACTCATAGACTTGGGCTATGATCCTCCTCCCGCGTCCACGACGATAGCTTACTCGATTCTGAGTCATCTTAATGCGATTTACGGCGCGGCAATGGCCGAGCTATCCCTAATGAATACCTCTCTTACCCCCGAAGAGAGGACGCGTGCGGAATATCTTGAGTCCTTATTCTGGCGGGAAGTGGAAAGGTTAAAGGGCATGGACTTATCCAGTATGGGGTTGACAAGGGCCTCAAGGGGTGTGCTCTATGCAGGCGGGATCAGTCAGTCGGATAAGCACTCTTATGACAAAGATACTGATCGCGTTGAGCCCAGATTCCGGCGAGGCCAGTTTGCCTTCCCCGAGACCATCCGCGCGTGGGAGATCACAGCTTCTTGACAGCTTGTTTTGCATTATCAGCCTTGTGAGCTAACATTCAAGGAGGAGGTGATAATGCGAAGGATCAGATTGAGGAGGTGCACTGGGCAGTTCTGTTCGGGCAGCGCTTTCCGAGAGGAGGGCAACCAATGAGAGTTGCCTTCATCTACTCGGATTCGCCGCTCGAATGGAACTGCTCTAGACATAACTGAGTGGCGGATGAAAGCCCCCGCGGATGCTATGAATCGCACTCCGGGCTGGCACGCGAAGCTCATTCATGTCTCGGGATTCCTTGAGTTCCTGAACCCGGTCACGCAGGACTGGGTAGCGCCTGCTGACGTGATCGTCTTCCAAAGGAATGCCATCTCTCAGGGAGCCATCGACGCTATCCAGTACTGGCAGGGCATGGGCAAGCCAGTGATCATAGACCTGGATGATGCCTATCACATCCTGCCTTGGAGCAACCCTGCCCACAAGTTCTGGATTGAGAGGGAGAATGGGGAGGCGCTCGTCTGGTTGGAGAGGGCTTTGTCCATTGCGGATGCGCTTACATCTCCCTCTCGCGTGATCCTTTCCGACTGGAGCCATGTAGTACCAGGGTACCATATTCAGAACTTTGCCAGGCGTGAGTGGTGGGAGAATCTTCCAGCGAGAGAGGAGATCAAACGGAGATTTGGGGTTGAAGGAAAGGTAGTCATCGGCTGGGGAGGGTCGGTCTCGCACTATGACTCCTGGTGGGGGTCTGGCATCCGGGAGGCAGCATGGATCATCGCCTCTCGTCACCCTGAAGTCATATGGATGATCTGTGGTAATGATCCCCGGATAGCTGATCAACTCCCTGTCCCGAAGGAACAGAAGATAGCAGTCCGCGGTGTTCCCCCTCAAGACTGGCCCAAGATTGTGAGGGGGTTTGACATCGGCGTGGCTCCCCTCTTCGGCCCCTATGACCAAAGGAGGTCATGGATCAAGGGGCTGGAATACCTGCTGGGAGGAGTGCCCTGGGTCGGGACAAGGGGTGAGGTATACAGGGATTTGGAAGGCCTCGGGATCTTAATCAGGAACTCCACCGAGGAATGGGTGTCAGCCTTGGAATTCTTGCTCTCACACAGGGAACAGGCACAACGTGATGCGGAGGAAAAACGTGAGTTCGCGTCGCAGTGGTTCATCGACCAGCAGCTCGGAAGATACGAGACAGTCTACCGAGAAATCAAGCAACGGTTCCAAGCGAAAAGGGGAAGGCTCCCGGGCCTCTTCTACATCAACTGGGTCCCAGAACCCGGAAGAGATCCTGAGCACGCCATTACGATCACTACAAACCCTGTTGGAGACCTTCCCAAGGTTTCGGGATATCCCCGTGGCTCAGAGCTTGCTGTATGAACTAGTTCAGATCGTGTACGGAAGGGAAGAATGAGGGTCTTGATCTCAGGAGGGCCAGCGTTTGAGAAGATCGCGAGGGCCATTCGGGCTGACGAATACGTCACTCTATTCCCTCAGATCGCAAAGGCGCTTCACGATCTGGACTTGAAAGTGGTGGATCTCTCCTCAATGGTCTCGCCTGGCGAGTTCAGGGAGATATGGAGGTATCTCCATGCCGTTGCTTCTTCCGTGGACGACATGGACCCGGAGCTATCAGGGTATGTGCTTTCTCGGATTCCACAGATCCTACCATTCGTCATCGGTTTAGACAAGGCTAAACCGGATGCAGTTGTCCTCCACAATGATGTGGAGCCTGTGACAAAATTGGCTGCATTGTGGGCCAGGGAGAGGGATGTGCCGTGTATCCATGTCCCGCACGCGATCTATTTTGATGATCCTTGGAAGGATGAGGATGACGTGCATGGTGTAGTGACCGCTCAGAGTCTCGCCGCAGCCTCTCCTTTTCAAGCAGAATGGTATCGCGTGAGATCTAAGGACTTGGAGATCACAATCACGGGAGCTCCTCGCTGGGACTGGATTGCAAGATGGAGGGTCTCGAAGAAACGGGCCAGAGAGCTCCTTCGGATTCCTGATGACAGAGTTGTTATCACATATGCAACCTCTTGGGGGCAGAAGACATCGAGAAAAGGGGCAAGGGTCGACCCGACGGACGCATTCCTTGAGTTCTTGGAGGATATGAAGGGGAAGCCCGTGCGTCTGATCGCAAAGGTGCACCCTTCCGATGCGAGAGGAAGAAGGTTCGTGAAGCCGCTGACAGAGAGTGGAATCCCGGCTATCCTCACCCAAGCTCACTTGCCGTATGTTTTGACGGCGTCAGACTATCTGGTTGCCTTTGGCCCTAGCAATATCCTGCTTGAGGCCGCTGCGCTGGGAGTGCCGGGGGTTTGTCACAAGGCCGTTTTCCCACATCCAAGCATCTTTTCTACGGAGAGGGTGATATTCGAGGAACTTCTCTCTCTGCGCCCTGATTTTCTCGATTTGATTCCAACTTTTATGGGGCCCCTGGATGGAAGGGCAGCGGACAGGGTGGCTTCATTAGTAAGGGGAAAAGTCTCATGAACATTCAGATCTCATACAAGCTCCACGGGATAGAGGCTTGGAAGGAGTTCTTCAAAACTCCCATCTCGGAAGATATTGATCCTGAGATATACAGAGCCGGTCAGGTTCTATGGAGGCTTGTCAGATCGGAAGCGCCTGTAAGGACAGGGAAGCTGAGAAATTCCATCTTCTTGCGCTTTCGCGGGCCCAGGAGCTTCCTCATCGGTGAAGGGGTTGACTACGGGATCTACGTGCGGAGGGGGACAAGAGCTCACATCATCAGGCCTCGGGAGAAAAAGGCGCTCTGGTGGCCTGGTTTGCCCCATCCTGTTGCCATCGTTCACCATCCGGGCACGAGGCCCAATGATTACATGGCAAGAGCGCTAGAGAGGTTCTCCTTGCCATCCATAGGGAGGAGGATCATAGACCGGATTAAAAGGAGAGACCCCTGATGGGCGAGGCACTGGAAATCTCAGATGCCTTGGTTTCGTTACTTCAATCAACCCTGGGATCCCGAAACGTCTCCAATCGAACTTATGGGATCTTGGGGCGAAGGAAGAACTGGGCAGCGATCGTGGAGCTGAGGGCTTGTGACGTGGTGAAGCATCAGCTTCACTCCTTCGCCCGACATTGGACCTTCAGGGTGGCGATCTACATAAACGACTCTGGAGATCCGGGAAGGACGATGACGAACATCCTCTCCGCCACAGATCTCGCTTTGGAAGCCCTCCTCGGCGATCCCACAATCGGAGGAACGGTGAACCAGATTGAGGAGATAGAGGTCAGCAGAAATCCGGGAGAGTCCTTGGAGCTCAGCGGACGATTATGGATCCCGGTTTATTTAGATATCACAGCAGTTAAGTTCTGATGGGAGGTTATCATGGGGAAGATTACAGCTTCGGCGGTCTCTCTGTACGTTGAGGATGCCTCAGGAGCCAGCCAATCCATCTCTGGTTTGGGCAATTCGATCACGCTTTCTTGGTCCAGCGATGCTCCTGAAGTCACCGCGTTCGGGAACACCACACGAGAGCGATTGCCAAACGGGTTGAAGGATTGGGAGTTGTCCTTTGACGGGTTCTACGACCCGGAATCGGACAGCATCGATGACATCTTGTCCGGTATCTTGGGAGGCGCGACTGTCATTCAGTTAGGGCCCGCGGGCTCCAGTGCCAGCGACCCCAAGTTCACGGCGAGCGGCATCTTGACATCCTATGAAATCGGGATCGCATTGGAAGACGCGCTCACGGTCTCCGCAACCTTTACGGCCAGGTCTGGCAGCATGACCAGGGGGACATGGTCATGAGGAAACTCCCAGTAAAACTAAAGAAGATTGAACTGACTGGCGAGTACGAGGGATGGGAACTCACCATGCGGGTGAATCCTCCCTTTTTCGTCTTTGACCAGATTCAATCGGGAGAAGTTGACCAAATACTGGACGCGCTGGGCTTAATTACCACGGAATGGAACTTCGTTGACGAGAATGGAGAGCCAATGCCGCCGCCGTCCAAGGAGTCCTATCGCTTGCTGCCCTATGATCTGGTTCTGGAGATCGTGGATAAGTTCACGAGCGAGGTAACCTCTTTACTCCCAAAATCAGAAGACAAATCATAGCGGCAGCCTGGGTAGACGCGCCCGCGCCTTGGATCCTTGTGAAAGCCCAGCTCTGCAAAACCTTTGGCTGGACCCCAAGCCAACTCGCAGAGGAAGATGCAGCCGAAGTCTTACAGATGAGCAGGGCATTGGCTCTCTTTGAGAACACTCTGTCTAAGAAAGCAGAAGTTCATGCTCGGCTTCATAGAGCCAGGAGAAGGTAGGTGCCAAGGACTTCAATTTTAGTCGAAGTTTTGGCCAAGGATAGAGCCTCAGGCATTCTTGGGAAAATCGGAAGGAACCTGGGAGACATCGGTAAGATCGCAGCCGGTGTAGGCCTTGCGCGCCTCGCAGAGGAAGGCATCAGGGCTGGGGCCGGACTTGTGAAGTCCACTCTTGCTCAAGCGGGTGCTTATCAGCTTGAGCAGGCAAGCCTGAAGAACCTCCTCGCGGTTTCCGAGATGTTTGATTCCGCGCAATGGGAGCAAGTGAAAGTTGGGACCAAAGTCGCAAGGCTGACGGACAAACAGCGAGAGGCTCTTCAGAAGCACCGAACGAATGTAAAGAAGTATTCCGCTAACTTAGAGTTGCTGAATGCCAAGATCCAAGAGCAAGCTCAGCGCGTTTGGGAGATGAAGAACAAGTGGACGGAACAGGGGCTTGCTTACAAAACCGCGGTTGCCCGTCTCAACCAGATGAACGTTCAGCGTGATATCCTCTCCGAAAAACTTGAGGATGAGAAGGCTGCGGTTAAGAAGCTCCAGGCACAGGAAGGCAAGCAAGTTCCGATCTACCGACGCAATCTGAAGTTTACGCTCTCTTACAGCAAGGCGGTCGAAGAGAACAGCGAGGAATTCAAGGAACTCTGGAAGAACATCAAGAAGATGGCGATCACCCGGGGCGTGGATTACCGAACTATTTCCCAGATGTATCAGTACGGCCTCGCGACGGGTGTTCCCCTTGAAACGCTTAAGGAGCTGGTCCCGCTGACAGTCGACTGGGCCGTGGCCACAGGCAAGTCACAGGTTGAGGTCAAGCATATTGGTAAGGCTCTAGGCGACGTGGCATCCAGAGGTCATTTGGCCGCGCAGGAGATCTATCAGTTCGCGAACGTTAATATCCCGTTGCAGAAACTTCTGGCTCAGAAGCTCGGGATCACGACGGACGAGCTGATGGACCTTGTGCGCAAGGGCGCGATACCAGCCTCGCTGGTATTTGAGACCTTGAACAGCTTCTTCCAGCCTTTCACCGAAGCAGCGGAAGATGTTTCAGAGACCCTCCCTCGGGCCACAGAAGGGTTCAAGGAGCTTGTAAAAATCAACTTGGCCGAGGCTCTTTCACCAGCCAGTGATGCCTTGGCTGGCTTCGTGAAATGGCTTACCGATATAGCCCAGAAGACCGGTGCTTTTGACAAGATCAAGGGTGCTGTGAAAAGTGTAGCGGACTGGTTTGCGGACTTGCTTGACAAAATGAAACCAGTCATAGCTGCTTTTCTCTCCGGCTTTGAAGAAGGTGGTCTGTTCGTCGGTGTTCTCTCTGCCATCCAGACGATAATCTCCCCAGGGGCGTTTGAGCAACTCACCGAGCTTCTGGGCAATCTTGGTCAGACCTTCCACGACATCGGGGAGTTTATTAGGGATAACTTCATGCCAGCAATCCAAGGAGTCACAGATAATCTCCCGAGCTTGGAGCAGATCCTGGGGTTCATCAATGATCACTGGGGAGATTTCGATGCTGGTATCAAAGCGGTAGTAGCTGCGATTGCAGCTGCTGGGATTGCAGCCTTAATTGGGGGGATTGTCTCTGCAATCACTTCTCTGGCAACCAGCATAGGCGGCATCATCTTGATCGTAGGGATCCTTGCTGGCCTATGGACTGAATTCGGCGATGATATTATGAACTGGGCGTCGAATGTCTGGTACGGGACTCTCCTTCCTGCATTTGAGGACGCGAAGAAGGCGATCTCGACCTTCGCTACTAACGCAGTAAACTGGGTCACAGGGGCTTTCACCTCAATCGGGAATTTCATAAGCGGCGCAGTGAATACGATCACAGAACCGTTGCTCGGTCTGTACTCCTTCCTATCAGAGACTTTTGGCCCTTACTTGTCCGCTTGGGTTGGGATGTGGGAAAGCATTGGAGGATTCCTAGTCTCAGTCGGGGGCCTCGCCCTTACCCTTGCTGAAAACATGGGAGGCTTGCTAGCCATTCTAGCGGAAAAGGGATGGGAGGCATATAAAACCTACCTAAACACGGTAAAGGACGTAATTGAGAAATATGTTGTTCCAGCCTTTCAGAAATTCTACTCTTGGGTCCGCGATGCGATAGACCTGATCGGAAAAGCGACAGGAATCGGCGGGGTTGGCGGCCTCACAAAAGACTTTGAGGGTTTGAGAGACGTTCTTAATTACCTCATCCAAAACGTCTTTGATCCAGTCTCTAAGTTCTTCGATGGCTTGGCAAGCAAGGTAGACGCCGCAAAGGATGCCCTCAAGAAATTTGGGGTAAGCAAGGAAATAGAGCCCGGCTCACCATCCCCCTTGGAACTCTCCATTCGGGGGATCAATGCCGCTTTTGAAGATCTTGCCACCACCTTACGGTCTCCCGGCTTTATGAGCCCTGTTTCATCTCCGGTCCCCATTGCCTCTGGACCAACCTACAATGTGGTGGTAAACGTCAGCGGTGGATCACCGGAAGGGGTCCATGAGGCCGCCTACTCCGCGGTGATTCAGGCATTCCAAGAACTTGAAGCGCAGTTGAGGGTATGATGAAGACGAGAATTTGGCAAGCTGGATTCGAGACGAGGGACACGGATGAATTTCCCGAAAGAGATCTCAACCAACAAGTAGTCTCATCCGCCTCGGCTAAGACCGGAAGTTTTGCACTCAGACTGGTGGCGGAATCATCTGATCGTTATGGTGTGGTGCCTGGCCTCTCGGCAAGTCATGTCCAAGTCGGTATGCAATATCTCAAGGCCGGAACGATTTCGGACTCGGGTGTGGGCGTGACCCCATGTCCCTACCTTGTCAGGTTCTTTTCCGAGGATGGTGCATGGATTGGTGGCGTAAGGCTCTCTCCTACGAATGTCTTCTTCTTAGACATTAACGGAAGCCAGGTGGCAACTGGGTCAACTTATCTTGGCACAGAGACAGGCGTGGATGGATACCGCCATGTTGGAATTGACTTCATGGTGAACGCATCCGGCTGGCTAGCGTTGTACCTTGATGGCCGACTTGAGGCCTATTACTCTGGTGATACAACTATTGCGGGTTCCAAGGTCTCTCGAGTTTATATCCCTTATCTGCTTTCAAACTCTATAGGAGCTTATCACTACCTGGACGATATCTACATTGATCAAGTTGATGGGGCTTCCACGATGGAATGTCCTGACGATCTCAGGTTCTTGCCAATCGTTGCCAGTACTCCCGGAGCAAGTGCTAATTGGGATGTAGTCGGAGCCTCGGTGAACGTGGAAGCGGTGGATGATTGGGGCTTCGGAAAAGCAGATGATGACTCGACATATGTCAGCTCTTCTGTGGCAAGCACGATTGACTTCTACTTCGGCAACTGGATCATGGAAGGCACAATCCCGGCATCAAACATTATCAATGCCTTGATCGTCCAGGCGAGAGCATTGAAGACAAATGCTGCCGCATCAACTCAGCTTAAGCTCGCGGTGAGACGCGCTAGCCCATCAGCTGTAAGTTATAGTGATGGAAAGGACCTGGAATCCTCTTATGGCATCGTCTGGCACCGGTTCACCGAGGACCCATATACAGGTAGCCCGTGGGAGGATTACGAGGATCTCAATGAGACTGAATTTGGGATAAAGCCCGAGCCATGAGCACGAGAGTAACCGCGGTTGAGAGCCTAGTAGAAATCGAACACAAGGACGGCGTGAATGTCACCGCGGCTGAGTCCTTAGTTGAGATTGAGCCGGGGGTAGCTGTCTTCTCGACAGCGCTACTCGGGTATGTTGAGATCGAGCATAATCCCCGTGTGCGAGTTTCCGCTCTCATGGGGTACGTCGAGATCGGGCCAAGGCCTATCTCGCCGAGCACATTCACAATAAATGGGGAGATACCCCCTTACTATGCGAGACCAGACAGGAAGCATCCACCGGTTCTGAGATATCCATCTCCGAAGAAGATGGTTTGGCCGGGAGAACCCGTCAGGGCTGTTGGCTTACCATATGCTGAAATAGGGAGAAGCTGGATAAATCAAGAGGGGATAGACTGGTGGCTGGACCTTTTTGGTTCCTCGCCCTACATCGATGCTTCCGTTACTCTCTATGATCCCTTTGAGAACGGCTGGGTGTCGGGAAGCTGCCATGTCTGGAGGCCAACCTTTATGCCAAAAGAGAACCTCTACGCCGAATTTGTGATCAAGTTAACGGGGATTGAGAAATGTTCCGAGTGAACTCAAACGTGCCGCCGAGCTATGCGTATCCAAGCATAATTCATCCTCCTGTTTTAGTCATGCCGGGGGGCACAAAGGAACGCGGGACCAGAATCCCCACCAGAGTCTTGCCGAAGTATGAATTCGCCGTAGGGAGAAGGTGGATCAGCCAAGAAGGGCTCGATTGGTGGTTTTCCTTCTTCTCCTCTCACATGGAACTCTACACTCAAGTTGATGTCACCTTTTACAGGCCAGAGGAAGACGATTGGGTCACCGGAAGCGCCTTGATGTGGTTCCCTGAATTTGGGCGGGAGACGATTTCCACCTGCATTTTCTCTAATTTCTCAGTTCGCTTTACAGCTGTGGAGATTTGAGATGCTACATGCAATCCAGTCCTCCAGAACGGGAATGCAGGAAAGCCAGAGCATTGAGCTGGCAGCCAGACGGATTGCCTTTGATATTTCAGTCTTTGTGGGGCCGACCTTGGAACACTGGCCAGAAGGTCTACGCTTCCATTGGAATCAATCTCCTCCCTCGCTCTTGGACTGGGAAGGGGAACTTGCTTCCGGCTTCACCTCCACTTCCTCTTCTGTAGATCTTGTTGATGCCTCGGACTTGCCCGATTCCGGGATGGTATGGGTAAACGGTCATCCGGTAGCTTATGAGGATAAGTCGGGCAATTCTCTGACAAGCTTGCATGTCCTGGATACCGAGAGCTGGTCTGCCGATTCCGGGGATCCGGTGCGTGTATTTTGGCCCCTTTCCGAGTACCATCATTCGGATGTCTCCCTTTCCGCTAATCTGCGTGGCAGGGTCTTTCGATGGGACGGGCAACTCTCCTTCTTCGAGTTACCCAAGAGGTTTTTCTCAAGCGATTTCTCAATTGCCGTCATACGCAGGAAATGGATAGACGGCTCATGGACGCCTCGACACCTCTGGTTCATGGGATGGATCTCCGAGGTCTCTATCCAGAAGGACTACTTGGATGTCGCCGACGTGAAGATCAAGGTTGAGGGACTGAGCTATAAGCTCGCAAATTCTGCTGCTCCTGAGCTGTCTCGTGGCTCGGTTCCTGGAGGAGGTGGAGGTAGCCCCGGTGGGCATCAGCCGACATCTGTGGCTGGCGTCTCCACGCGTGCCTCCTCTGTCCTGGTAGACAAGTACTTAGAGGCGGATTCAGATGACTGGGAATTGGGCGAGCCCGCCTCGGTGGATTCCGATAACGTTGTAGACGGTAACTTGGATACGGTCTGGATCTCCAATGGCGAGCCCAATAATATCTCTTGGGAGGATCCCAATCCCCTGAAAACCGGCTTCATCGATGAGGTTTTCATGCGGCCTTGGCCTGGATTTGGGCCAGAGTACCAGTGGTTCAGGATTTGGATAATTGGCCCCACCCTGATCTCGCAACTCCGAATTTATAACGACCAAACTCAATACAGCGGAGGGGATCCATCTGGGTTTTACCTTGATCTGGCTGACTCAGCGATGGCGGATCAGGTGGTCAAGCAGAAGCCAATTATCCTCTGCAAGAACATCACAGCCTTCCGGTCCGCCTTTGATCCCCAGGATGTCCCCGTTATCGAGTGGAGTTCCCTGCGTGGCGCGTCCAGGAATGCAAGGAGCTTTACCCTCTCTCAAGGGGATGGATTCCTATATATTCGCACGAAGTATGCTGGCTTCAACGATGGGGTAGCCTGGGGTGGCGGATCTGGGAATCCTCCCGACTTTCATCTTGGCTTCTGGTCCGGCCCCTGGGTTCCTTTGCCCGCGAGGGGACATGCGATCAGGAGATTCCCCGCAGGTCAAGACACGGACACTTCAGCGGACTGGCGAGAAGAACCTTCGCCTGCTCCCGGTGAATATCGGGGAAAGCCAAGGGAGAATTCAGAGGATGCCGAGTGGATTGCCGCAGATCTCGGTGAGATGGAGTGGGAGCTAGGGCAAGATTTGGCTGCCGATCCAAACGATCCAGCGGACGGAGAAATTCAAATTAACCTGGAAGGCAAGGCTGATACAAGCGGGCTTGATAACTCGGGAATCATCCGCGTTGGGACAGAACTCATCCAGTATTCCGGGAGGACAAATCAAACGATCACGGGAGTGAAAAGAGGGGTACATGGCACTCAACCCTCCGTTCATCATGAAGGGGAGTCGGTTTACCTGCTTGAGAATGGCGTGGCTACCAGGGCCAGAAAGATCTCTTCCATCCGGTTCATCCGTAAGGAAGGCCTTTGGCCTGTCCCCTACATGGCACGGATGTTCGTCTCTAAGTTCCCGTCTCCTCGTTTCCCTCCCACGGAGAACTGGCAGCTTGACTGGGGAAACCAGGTGAGGGCATGGACCAGAACCCTTCAGCACATAAAAACAGCTGATTTCCCCGACGGGAAGAGGATCCGCTGGGTCATGTTCATCATCGACCAGATGGGCGCGATTGTCGGCAGGACCATTCGATCTTACACCAGCACGGATGTGATTGAGGTAGTTCCCAATCGCTGGTACTCAAAGATGCCGAATATCGGCCAGATCAGCGTAGGGGAATTCAGGGTGGAATACACGAAGAACGGGAACTTTCTGGAGCTATCCGAGACCATTGGCCCTATCGAGATGCATGAAAAAGTGGTATACTTAGGAGGAAGGGCCAGATTAAATGAGATAGAATTCACCCAGAGCAATATCTGGAGCGAGAGATAATGTCAGATAATCCATCCGATCTGATAAAAAGCCTGCTTGTGGATTACTTTGGTTTGCCTGAGGACTGGCTGATTTATCAACGCGTCTCCGTCCCCGGCCTTAAGGAATACTCGATCACGAACACTACTTACCTTCAGGCCATCAGTGATCTCTGTGAGAAATTCGGATTCTTTCTCGTGGAACTGCCAGACTCCACACTTCAGCTCGTTCAAGACCCTTGGTATGCGAGGGATGTAGGCGGGCTGATCATCCAATGGGAATGGACAAGGGATAATTCCATCGTCTCCGAGATTAAATTCGAACCCAATCCTAATTACACGGGGGCAAAGGTCAAGGTCACTGACCCGGGAACAGGCCAGACTCGTGAGTTTGGGAACCCGGAGGGAGTGCCACACAGGGGGAGGATCTATGATGGAGGGGAGTTCATTGCTCCTCTCTCCAATGGCCCACTATTGGCACTTGCAGCTTATTTCAAGGCACATAGCACTCGTGCATGGAAGGTGGAACCGGTTGGGCTTATAGACTACATGTGGGGATTTCAGCTGCACAGCATAAATTGGGAAGAACTGGAAGGAACAGGCGTGATTACGAGCATTCGGGTGACTGAAGGGCCAAACAACTATTCCGCTCAGATAGGGTTAGAAGAGCTGAAAGTAGCTTAGGGAGGGAAGAATGCCACTGAGTCAGGGATATGTTATCAGAGCACCGGACACCACAGGGGATCAGATAAAGACATATCAAGATGGTTCCTTGCATATCCAAACCGTCTTGATCGCGGATGACTCCGGCAGCCCAATGGGAGTTGGCTCAAATCCTTTGTTGGCCAAGGGGTTGACCGAGCCTGCATTCCTGCTTAACTCCTCGGGCTCCGAGCAGGCATTGACCGCGGGTTCCACAACCGTGACTGCGGGAAGTTTTCATGCCGCCACGACTCATGTGCTCTGGACCGCGGATGAGCCCTTCCGGGCAGGCTTCATCTCCCCACCGGCTTCCAACCTGGGCCACTACTTTCCGGCTGGCTCCGAGGGGATTTGGGATGTCAGCTTGTTTGGTTCCGCCTCATTCATCAGGGCGGGCTCGGCGGATGCTCAAATCTATGTAACGCCTTTGATTTGGTCGCCATGACAGTTGAGCTGGATGTCTTAGCACGCAGGATCGCGGAGATCTTGCGCAAGAGAATAGACCGAAGGATTCCAGTTTCGAGCAACTTGGTCGTTCGGGAGGTGTACAGAGACTCGACCGGCCAGGCTTATGCCGCCGCGGTCGATATTGGCGAGGGAACACCTCAGTACGTGACTGTTCCCTATGGAGCCCAGATCTCCCCTGGCACACAGATCATGGCGGTGAACTATGGGACAGATTCTAATCCCTACTGGGTGATGATCAGCGCGAAGACGGGCTTTGAGACTCCCGGCGTGATGGTCTTCCCTGAAGATACGGTGATCGGGTCCGCATCCTTCCACAAGGGAGATGCTATCTTTGGCCGAGCAGACAAGTCCTACTTGCTCTACGAGGCCTCTGAGGGGGACATCAGCGCTTATTCCGGGTCGGATCCTGTGCTTCGCCTTTTGTCTGGTTCGGGAAAGGTAATCTCCGAGAGATCTGGGAGCACCATCGCGGAGTTCGGGGAGACGGAAGCCGGTTGGGGCTTGGGGATAGGGCTGGACCTCGTTCTCTTCCAGGCTGTTCTGTCTGGGTCTCAGTTTGAGATCACGCTATCGAATGGGAACACTTTAATCTATGATTCCAGTGGGTCGATAGCTGGTGCGCTTCTCGGAAGGTCTGGGAGCTTTCAGGATTTTGGAAACCTGGAGAAAGGAACCGGCTTTCTGGGTGAGTACCCGGCTCACATGCTTAGCAGCAGTGGTAAAGTCCTCCTGAGGAGCGGAAGCGAAATCTGGATGAGCTTGTCCTCTTCCGGGATAGACTCACTCAGGCTGGCCTTCTGGCCTTCCGCAAGCGAGGATGCGGTAACGAAAGAGTATGTTGATTCCAGAACCGCCTCTGCGCCTGGGCCAGGGTATTTTCAAGTGAGCGTTGGCTCTGGGAGCTTTCAAGCCTTACGGCCCTTGTTGAACGCGTCTGGGCAATGGTTAATAGAGGAGAACTCATTCTTGTTGTTGATGGCAGACGAGAGATAAGAGGGGTGATCGAATGGCTGAAGTGAGGCATGGTTATCTCACGACCGCAGAGGGGATTCATATCCCATACCAATGGGAATTTGCCAGCGCCTCGGAGCGTGAGTCTGCATCAGGTTTGACAAGCCATGATGAGGGAAAGCTCGCGAGGCAGATGGATGATGATTCCATCTGGATGCTTATTGATGCATCCGGGGTATTATGGAAATACGTAGGTGGAAATGCAGGATCACTCGCGGGAAGGACAATTGACTCTTCAGAACCAAGCGACCACGATGTACTGATGTGGAACGCCAGCGCGTCGGAATGGCAACCGTCTGGCAGTGTTTTGCTGCTTGACCAAGCCTCACCCCAGACCATAGAGAATGGCATTCCCCTGCTCCCTCAGTCAGCCGGCTCGTTTTCAGCCTCAGACCAGATTGTGAATAAAGCCTATGTTGACTCGGTATCAAGCAACGGTGGTGGAGGCGGGAGCTATCCCCTGGCCGACCATATCGTGGCCTCAGAGGGTGGCACTGCTTCTACTATCTCCGATGCTTTAGCAGCAGCCAGTACCGGTGAATCTATCTTCATCGCGGCGGGAAAGTATGAGGAGAACATTACAGTCTCAAGTCCTCTGAAGATCTTCGGCATCGGGTGGAGCGCGTGTATTTATGGTGCGAGTTCAGCTGCCACGGTGACGATCACTGGCGCGTCAGTATTGATCGAAGGCCTTCAAGTCGAGAATGAGGGGGCTTGTCCTTTGCTCGATTTGCAGGGTGCTGAACCGATTGTAAGAGACATGCGACTAGTTGGTGGGAAGTATGGAATTTACATCAATGGCGCGACCAAGGCGGTCATTGAGAGGAACTTCATTCAGGGACAATCCGATAACGGCATATGGGGAAATAATGGGAGTGGCTCTGCTAGGATATCATTTAACGTAATCAGAGACACTTCAGGACATGGCATTGCGGGAGATGCGACGGAGTTCTCGGACTCCATCTTCAAAGAGAACAGAATAGAGCACACGAACTCTGGAATCCGGCTATGGGGTGGTGGAAGGGTCATCATAGAGGGCAACTCGATCAATCATCCTGGTGAGTATGGCATCTATGGCTATCAGACCGGAAGCATGATCGTTGCAAATAATCAAGTTTTCGACTCCACCAACCGGGGAATCTCATTAGATAATTGCGGAGAATCAAGGGTTGCCCAAAACAGCGTGAGGCGAGGAAACAGTGATGGCATCTACGTCCGTGGTTCACATACTCAGATTCACGGGAATGAGGTTCGGAGCTGCAATGGAGACGGAATAGAACTATACGGGATCTTAGCTCAGAGTGGATTTCAGATCACTGGTAACTTCATTGCGGATAACGGCGGATATGGAATCGAGCTCGGGAATACAAGCACTTGCAATGTCTTGGTGCATGGTAATGTCTTGAAAGGGAATTCTTCTGGCTCAATCAATCACGACACAGGAACGGAGAATGTGATCATCTCAGATAATTTAGTGTACTAGTTAGGGAGGAGAGAATTGCCTAGGATAAGTTTCCCATTCCGCCTCAGCTGCGCGTATGGGGAGATGTACACATCTGAAAACTCATCCCCTCAGTCCATACCCGCTGGGTCAGGTTGGACAAAGCTCACTTCTTGGACAGACGACGGATCATCAAGCGATATGATCGCCAGTGCTTTTACTGGGCAGATTGAGGTATTGAAAGATGGACTAAGTATCATCACGGCCACGCTCTCGATCTCAAGTGGGACAAACAATGTGGTCTTTGATTTCTGCGTCCATGCTAACGGCTCGCCGATCAACAACTTGTTTGTGCGAAGGAAGGTTTCCGTGGCTGGTGATGTGGGCGCGTTATCGATCACCGGGATAGCAGAACTCTCTGCTTCTTCAGTCGTGGATCTGAGAGTGAGACACGACCATAGCTCGGCTGTGGACTTGACGGTGGAATACGGGAACTTGAACCTCGTCTGCTTGGAGAAGTGATATGAGGAGGAAGTTTGACTTTCCGAAAGCAGCATCGGCGTTACAATCCTCGTTTACAGTCGGTGCCAGTATAGTTCAGGTGGCAAGCCCGCGTGATTACAGGGCGGAGATCGCGATTTGTAACAACGGAGCGGAGGTCGCGTATATCCTATATTCCGAGAGTGCCGCTTCGTCTGATGGCCTTCCCCTTTCTCCATCTTCCCTCTTTAGGGAAGAGAAATGGAACGGGCCAGTGTACGCGATCGCTTCGGGAAGCACTGAACTGAGAGTGGTGGAGTTACTATGAGTGACGATATCGTGTTTGCCCCTAAATGGGCAAGATCAAGACTGATGCCAAGGCCGTCCAACGTCATTATAGTGGCAAAGGATGGTCCCGCGCACGCAAGAACCATTTCTCATGCCATGAGTCTGGTTGAGAACCCCAGCGCGGATAATCCGTGGCTGATCCAAGTAATGCCCGGGACTTATGAGGAGGATTCATTCATCCGCCTGAGAACAGGTGTCACGATCATGGGAGTGGGCGGGATAGAATGGCAGTCAGGCCAACCTTTGGTTACGATCAAGACAAAAGGGTGTATCGACTACTCATCATTCTTGCTTGGTGAAGGTGGCAACCTCATTGGAGTGAACCTCGACGTAGATGCAAATCACTTGGATGCTTCTGCTATCCAAGCAGTGTATCTGACCGGAGAAACCACCATTCTCGGGTGCTATATCCACGTTCATGGCTCATCAGACAAGGATGCTTATGCCATTTTCTCCAAAGGTTCCGGCAGTGAGGGTTGGATCGTTAACTCATACATCTTAAATGAGGTTTTTGGTTCCGGGGATCACTGGGGAATCTACAACGACGCGGATGGTTGGATAAAGATTTTCCAGAGCACGATAGAAGTGAGCTATGCCACGGCAATTGGCGTGGAAACCGACAACCATTCCAGTATGACTCAACTTCATCACTCCACTGTGATCGTCCCAAGCGGGCAAAAGAATGCAATAGCAGGACGGGCTCTTTACGCTTATGACGTTTCCTGGACAGACTCAGCTGGCTTCTCCGGAACTGTAGAAGAATATGGCTTGGCTGCTTCCGATCGAGCCGGGAAGATGCCAAGTGACATGTACTCTCGGCTTGCTTCCGGCACCAGTGGGTCATTTCATGGAACTGACGCCGAAGTACAAGTAAACGGTGGCATTATTACTGATATAACAAGTGGCTCTTATGGTGGCGCGATAACAAATATCGGAGCAAGGGTCTACAGGAACTCATCACAGGCCCTCGCGAGCGGAAGCGAGGATCCGATCTCATTCACGGCTGCCAGATGGGACACCGACAATATATGGGACTCGGCATCTCCCACTAAATTCACAATAAACACTGATGGTGTATATCTGATAGTTGGAAACCTGAGATTCGAGGCGCACGACAATGGACAGAGACAGGCTGGAATCATCTTGAATGGCTCAACTTACCTGACGATCGATAAAGCATTGAATGAAGGATCCGGTGGAGCAGTTGATCTGAATCCCGCAGCCGTTTACCAGCTCTCGGAAGGCGATTACGTAGAACTGTATGCCTATCAGAATTCTGGAGTAACTCTAAACGTGGTCCGATTAGAGAATTGCTCCCCGGAGTTCACGATTCAAAAGGTGGGATAGGAGGAGGTTAGTAATGTCAAATGAAATCCGCTTTGCTTCAAGGTGGGATCGCTCGCGGTTCATGCCAAAGCCTGACAATGTTCTGGTGGTTGCAAAGAAGGGGAGAGCGCACGCGAGGACGATTACCGAGGCGCTGGCGATGGTGGAGAACCCGAGCAGCGATAACCCGTGGGTGATTCAGGTCGCGCCAGGGATATACAAGGAACGTTTTACCCTTCCCAACCATACTTGGGTCGTCGGTATGGCATCCGGCCTTTTCTGGGGGAGCGTCGTGATAGAGCTCCCTGACGCCTCCGGTCCTCTGATCACGGTGCCAGAAACCGGTTGCGGACTACAGAACCTTGTGCTTCACGTAGCAACTGATATGGACTATGGATCATCGGATTTCAACTTGGTTTTAGTCACTGGATTCTTATATACATATAAAGTCAACGCCTTTTTCTACGGTGATAACGGCAATGAAGTAGCATTGCTGATGTTGGATGGCGGCTACTTAAGATCGGCGATGTCGCTATGGCAAACAAGCGTTACTGGAGCATCGCTTCAGTCTTCCATAAGAGCGAGAAACTCCGGCGGAATATTCGAGGTATCTGATTACGTCGTGACGTACGGAACGGCGAAAGCCATCTTCGTGGAATCCACCGCTGGCACTGGGCGAATAGTTCATACACACGTAAAGACACAGAGCGGCAATATAGCTCTACAAGCTGATGGCACTGTGTGGTGCGAGGACTTCACGTGGGAGAACGGCACAGTTCAGGGTTCTGGTTATCATGAGGAGCAGCTTGCATCAGACACGCGCCACGGTTGGATGAGCAAGGAGAAGTTCGCACAACTCAACGCTGGCTCTGGTATCTCCGGTACGTTCACAACGAACGACGGCAAGACGATCACGGTGCAAGACGGGATCATCACGCAAATAGCGTGATAAATGGGATCATCACCGCGATCAGCTAGGAGGACAAGATGTTGCTATTCGAGCTTTTGGCAAAGGTGACACCGCTACCTATGCCGCTGTGTACCACTCCAACGCCAACGCCGACACCCACGCCTACCCCACCCGGGACAGTTGTCACGCTATCCCATTTGTCGGCACATAGCATGGGGATTGATCTAGCTCCTTTGGCTGTCATCATAATAGCTCTGATACTGGTGGGAGCCTTATGGAAAAGAAGGCAGTGATCCTTGCCCTTCTCTTGTTGCTGCTCGGCTGTCATCATCCTACAACGGAAGAATGGAAGATGGTCTATCCCCTGAACTCCGAAGTCAGGCTGAATCCGGAATGGATCCCGGTTGGCAGGCATGTAGAAGTGACATGGAAGGAGGTCAACCCGAGGCCGGGAAAATTCGACTTCCACAAGATCAAGCCCGATCGACAAACAATGCTTATCGTTCAGATCGCGGGCCATGATACGAAAAGGGGAACACTGGTAAATTACTCGCCTGACTGGATAGGAAGGGAGTACGTTCTGAGGCCTGACGGGTGTCGTAGTGCTCACGTCCCCGCGTATGACGATCCTGTCTGGCAGGCTGCCTTCAGTGAGATGGTACAGGCATTGGGGGAAGAGTTCGCAGGGAAGGTAGCCGGGGTGTGGTTGGGCTTGGGAATTGACGGTGAGACTCAGCCCGCGAAGAGAATAGGAAGGTGTGATTACCTCGAAGAGCTGGATAAGGTCCTGCCTTGTGACAAGTACCTTAGCTTCCTCGACTTCGCCATGCAGGAATACAGGAAGGCTTTTCCCCGCGATAGGCTCCTCGTTCAACCACTGCCCTCCGCGTGCTATGGCAAGTCCGGCTTTCTCACACGCAGCATAATCATCTCCCGTGCAGAGAGCTTGGGGATCGGGTACAAGGCGAATGGGCTCATGCCTGATAGCCCGATAGCCAAGGGATACAAGAACGGCAAGGGCTGGGGCATGTTTGAAATTGGGGACAGGTTAAAGGGAAGAGTGCCGGTAGCTTATGAGCCCGCTTATTCCGCGCCCGTAGGGGAAGATGATGCACTGGAGTATGGATACTGGATGATTCACGGGGCCTTGGCTCATGGGGCTGATTTCATCGCGGTTCAGAGACAGTGGGTCGAGGTCTTAAACAGGGAGCCTGATGTCTGGAGATTGGCCTGGGATGTATGGCATGGCGAGGGGGAGTTTATCCTCTTCCGGGATGCGGAGTGCGAGCCTCAGATCTGGACACATCTAGGTGCTGGCTGTGATCCCGGCGACTGGGAAGTGGGGATACACAGGGTATCGGGAGGAGTCAGAGAATTCAATGTGGGGCCTTCCCCCTATGGGCGTCAGGCTCGTTGTCTCCTTCCTGGCGACAAGATGAGTTTGGTTCGCGTAGCACACAATGAGTCTCCTTCTTCCTATCGTATCTGGGTGATTGGCCGCGGGGCGAGCGCGTTGGTGGTGAATGATACCCCTTATCCCATTGAGAGAAGATGGAGTGTGATAGAAGTTAAGGAGTTCCCATCGCGTCTTACTGTGGTGGGTGGTAAGGCGTGTATACACAAGATCTCCTCGCCATAGGGAGGAAGAGCTTGAACACTTCTGATCTCGTCGATCTGTTGGGGCACATTGGAGATCTTTCTTTCCCGATGATCATCTCGATCTTCCTACTCTTGAAGCTTGACAGAACGTTACAAGAATTAGAGCGGGAGATGGGGGAGATGAAGAAGGAATGGGCTGAGCTAAAGGAGATCATGCTCTTGAAGAATGGCATAAGGAGGACAAAGTGATCCTGCTGACAGATGGGATGATAGTTCTGGTGTTCCTCGCTGGCATCGCCTTCTTCTCCGCATCCATGTTTAACAGATTGCGCGGGCTCAGGCTGGAGATCAATTCCATGCGCAGGGACTTGCTGGAGGTAATGGATGGTAATCTCATCTACATTGGCGATCACGTTGACGATCATACTGGCGGGGGAAGCGCCGGTCAGCCTGATGGGCGTAGAGGGCTCTACTTCAGTGGCCTGGGTTATGCGAAACCGGATGGAGAGGAACATGCCGGTTATCCAGGCCTTCTACGGTCGCGGAACGCCAAATGAGAGTGAGAGTGAAATCATAGACTGGGTGTTCTCCCCCTCTCCGCCCCCTGACCCGACGGGAGGGGCTCTTTGGGTCATGAGCCTGCAGGACAAGCTGAGGTGGGGCTTCCCGGAAGCCGATTTTGTGGTAAAATCAAATGGGTTCGAGCTTCATTTTTACCGATCCAGTCCGTTTCGGAGGGTGAGTCATGACATTCCAAGAGTTTCTATTTTACCTGGAGAGCGAGGGCGTGAACGCCGCGATCGGCGTCATCTGGTCTATTCTCCTGGAGCTGTTTCCCGGCTGGGCGCGGGTGAAACCGCGAGTGAAGAGGCTATTCACGATGCTACTCTGCTTTGTGATCCCGCTGGCCGCGGCGTGCATCGGTGCCTGGATGGGGTATCAATCCTGGGGTTTTGAGCAGACGTTCTGGCCTGCTCTGCGAGCTGGATTCCTGGCCTTCTGGACCAGTCAGGGAGTACATGCTTTCAAGATGAGGAATTGATATGACTCCGAATACTGAGGAAACAGTTTCGGAAGGGCGTGATGAGGCCCAGCTAAAGAGCACTGAATTCCGAGAGCTTGGCTCCTCCGGCTTGAGGGAGTTCGGCGGGAAGATCTGGGAAGAGAGGCTGAGGGAGCTGAGAGGGTTATCGGGCCGCGTCTTGCTGCGGGAGATGAGGCTCAATGACCCCGTGATCGCGGCTGTCTTCTCTGCGATTGAGAACTCGCTCAGGCAGGTAGACTGGCGCGTCTCTCCTGCATCCGAGAGCCCAGAGGATAGAGAGGCTGCGGAATTTCTTGAGTCCTGCCTCGTGGATATGTCCTTCACCTTTTCCGATACCATGCAGTTTATCCTCCAGATGCTGGAGCAGGGGTTTTCGCTCCTAGAGATCGTCTACAAGAGGCGTCTGGGACCTGATGCGGATCCCAAGTCGAGGTTTTCCGATGGGAGGATCGGGTGGAGGAAGTGGGCACCCAGGCCAGCGGAGACAATTGTGGGATGGGAATTTGATGAGGCTGGCGGGATACAGGGCGCTGTGCAGAGGCTGCCGGATGGACGAGAGGTGACCATTCCCATAGAGAAGGCGTTATTGTTCCGCACAACCGTCGCGCCTGCCAACTCTCCTGAGGGCTTACCTATCCATAGGGCCATGTACACATCCTGGTGGTACACGCAGAATATCCAGGAGATTGAGGGGATTGGGATCGAGAGAGACCTGGCTGGCATCCCTGTGGTTTATCTGGGGAATGATTGCTCCCTTCAAGGCCCCAACTCGGACTATGAGAAGGCGAAGGAATTGGTTGTCAATCTGAGGAATGACGAGCAGGTTGGGGTCGTGATCCCCAAGCCGAAGCTGGGGACAGCTTCCCCCGGTGAGGGGATGTTGCTTGAGCTGTTGTCCACGGGCGGGAGAAGGCAACACAATACCTCAGAGATCATCGAGAGATACGACAAGAGGAAAGTGCTGTCCGTCTTGGCTCAGTTCATCATGTTGGGCATGGAGCGTGTGGGGTCTTATGCGCTGGCTCAGGTGCAAGGGGACTTGTTCACAATGGCAATCACGGCCTGGCTGAACGGCATCGCGGACACGATCAATCGGTTCGCAGTCCCCAGGCTTTTCAGGTACAATCATTTTCCAGGGATCACCGGCTTGCCTGAGCTGAGGGCGTCAACGATTGGCATCCCGAATTTGAGGGAGTTGGCCGAGTATGTGAACCTGTTGACGAATTCGCAGCTCTTGACTCCTGACGAGGACTTGGAGAGGTATCTGAGACAGGTAGCCAGATTACCCAGGCCTGGGAAAGAGATTGAGAAGCCACGTGTATCTCCAGCACAGAGTTCAATAGAGCTCAGACGAATTATCTTGGCGTTGAGGGCAGCGCAGGATATTGGAGCTGTGACGCCGGAACAGGTGAGAAACGCGGTTCGCCCCTCCCTGGAGAGGTTTATGACCTCCATAGGGAGAGGCGAAGAGCTTAAAAGGAGGGTTCAAGAGAAGTGGGAGGATGAGGACTTCCTGGACTGGCTGGAGAATGAAATCGAGAGCCTCGATGACGGTGGGACTGAAGATTAGTCCTCCCAAGTGACCAAGTACCACTCTCCCCCTGACGGACGGGTCTCCACCTTTGTGATTTTCCCCCGATGAAGGTTGGAGGCCCGTCTCGCGTCTTCCTCGGTCTCGCATACCGCCGTCTTGAGGCCTGTCTTCTGAGCAGCCAGCATCACCGCGGCGACAGAATGATAGCAGGTTGAGTACTTGGAACCCTCGCACTCTCTTCCAGAGGGATTTCGGCGACAGAAGGTAACGATCTTCCCATCCCTCCGCAGGATGTCCACAATGTACCTTCTCCCCTCATGTCCAGGGACCTCAACGGAAGTCACTCGACCGGATTGATCATAGGCTCTCACTCGGGCGAACTCCAAGACATTCTTCGCTGATCTCTTGTTCATCTTGATCTCCTCCCTTCTGGCCCTATTATAACATGAACTCATTAGTTTGTCAAGACTGAATTCCCAATCTCGGCATTTTGTGTTATAATAGGGGAGGAGGTGGACTATGGGCGGAGTATTGACGGTTTATCTGAGAGACTTGCCGCAGGATGAGATACCGGAAGCCAGAAAATTTTTGAATGAGTTAGCGGGACAAATTGGGTATTATTCCGCTGCTGGCCCGAAAGCGGGAAAGGGAAGTTTAGGACCAGCGATTAGAGGGCTGTACTCGGGGGAGGTGGCGATGGTGCCGGTGTCCGATGAGCTCAGACCGGCGATTATTCTCTTACGGAGAAGGGCAGGAGACAATCAGGCAATGAAGGAACTGGCCGACATCCTGGAGAGAGCATTGGAGAGGCAAAAGAAAGCATTATGATACTTCCAAGATCTCTACATCTACCTCTCCATCTGGCACTTTTGCCCTGATTTTCTCCCCTTCTCTCCTCCCTATGATCGCCTTGCCGATCGGGGATTGGGTTGAGAGCACTGATACGCCATCAACCACCTTCCCGCCATGATCGGCAAGGATGATGTAGGGGGATGGTTGATCCCCGTCTATGGACAGCGTAACGAAAGAGCCTAGAGAGATCACCCCTTGGTTCCTCTCCCCCAACTCACTCAGCTTCTCTATCAAGTCATCCATGCTTTTGAGTTGAGCCTCAAGGATCTCGCACTCAAGCGCCCATTCCTCGCGCTGGGTGTCATAGCGAGATTGCATTTTCCCTTCCATAGCATTCCTGGTCTCTATGGCTGCGCGTAGTGATGCCTCAATCTCACCCCTTCTTCGCTTTAGCTCGTCGAGATTCATTTCTCACCTCGTCAAAGGATCCTTCAGCCAATTGCCTGCAGGCCTCGCTGACTAGGAAATCCTGTACTGGCATGAGGACAGGATTGTCTGACCTGTGGAGACAGAGGCGGATGTAGTACCCATCTTGGTGCTTCTCCATACGCAGACCGTAGAACTTCTCCATGCATTGATCTCGTAACGGGCAGTCATCACAGATCGCCGGGAGATACAGATCCCTGATCAGCTTGGCCTCTAAGGTATACCCGCCAAGTGAGTAAATCTCCGTGTAGCTGCTATGACAACATCTCAGCTTATTACTTATCTTCTCCGCGCCTAAGCCGTCCAAGATCCACCGGATTGCACCCTCGGACTCCGGGCAATTGAGATCGTTCAGTAACCGGACTTTCACTCCAATAGCCCTGCAATAGCCGATCACACCTACCACCCGATCTCGATCATAGTCTGAAGATACTACGGTGTTCACCTTGACATCCAGGCCGAGAGAGAGGGCGAGATCTATTGCCTTCAACTCCCTCTCCAATTGCCTGGTGGCCCACCTCAAGCTCCTGTTGACCTGTGTCTTCCATAGGCTCTCAGGAGAAAGGGAATGCAGGCTGAAGTTCACACCCTTCAGACCCGTGTTTGCAAGAGCGGGCAGCATGCTTGTCCCCGTTCCCACACTCGTCATCTTGACCACATAACCAGAAGAGACAAGAGCTTCTGTGACCGCAGGCAAATCTCGAAGAAGTGTTGGCTCCCCACCAGTGAGATGGACCTCGCTGATCCCCAGCGCGTCGGTGAGAGAAGAGAGAGCATCCAATAGGCCATCATCAGGCCTGACATCAAGGATTGCCCCACTGCCCCTTCTCCCCGTGCCCTCATTATGGCACCATTTACACGCCCACGCGCACCGATCCGTCACCTTCAGGCGAACACTCCCTATCATAGTAACTTCCTTAGCACGGCATCTGCGGTTTCCCGCGCTGTTAGGTGCGTTGAATCAATCTCCATAAGCCCAGGGAAAGAATGATAAAGCCTGTCAACAGCTTTCATGAGATCTCCATCGCCTTCTATATGGGCATCTGGGACATCCATCTTCCTTCTGCTCCTGAGCCTGCGAAGGCGCTCCTCTTCAGAGCAGGTAAGAAGAATGGTAACATCAGGCTGAACGATCCCGAGTACATCCTCGTCTATCGCCCAGCCGCCGGGGTTCAGGGCGCGATGATAAACTTGAGTAGAGAGAATGTAGCGATCACATACCACGTCACGCCCGCCTCTCAGAACCTTCTTTATGCGCTCAGAGACGACGATATCCCCGACCAAGTAGTACATGTATCGGGCAACCGGAGAGCCATCCTCGACCAGAGAGCGCAGGTGTCGAATGTCCTCCGGAGGGGTGATGAAATAAACTGCATTGAGATAGCCAGCTAACAAGCGGCTCACCGTAGTCTTTCCTACACCGTCCAGGCCCTCAATAGCGATAAACATTCTCTATGATCCTCTTGCATTTCCTGCACATGTCAGGCGTGATCTTAAACGGCTCGAACACCACGTCGGAGGGAGAAGAGCTCGGAAAGTGAGAATACGGCGAAATCCCGCAAAGGATCCCCAGCGACGGGGAGAAGACATGCATCTTGCTCCTTCTCCCATCTGCATACTCCCAAGAAGCATTGGACAGCAACCCCATCTCAAGATCCCATAGAAGCTGAAAAGCCTTGTAGTTGGGGGCTGATCGCGCCCATTGAGAAAAGAGTTTGTCTGGCTCCTCTCTCGACTTCAAGAGGAGAGCAGACAAAGCGGTCTTCCCGGGGCCTTCAAATTCCGGGTAGGCAATGCGGAAGGACTCAAGAGCTACTTTTGCCGGTATCCTCAAGTAATGCCTCCCATGCCCCTTGAACGTCTTGGGCAATCTCCCCTAAGTCCTTCCCTAGCCTCTCTTGGATCCCCGCCCCATCCAAGCCCAGCTCTTCCTGTGCCTTTGCGAGCAGCTCAGCCAAGTTGCGAGGAGGGCCCGAAGGAAGCTCCGGCATGGATACCACACTCTCTTCCTCGCTCACCACCCGATAGCTGGCATCTACGTAAGGGGCCGTATCCTCGAAGATGGGAAGAGCGATACCTGTGGCCTCCACCCCAGCTCGCCGAATGGCCTTCGTGATCGCCGCCATCACCCGGTCCCCAAGGTTCACGGGCTTCCAGTCCCCGGATCGCATCCTCTCATACCATTCCCCATCCTCGTATCGGAACCAGATGACGGCCTCGTTGGAGAACTCCGAGCCGTCACGAAACTTGATGATCCCCTTGACCCGGACGTAAGGTTCATCTGGAGAGGGGAAGTGGATGATCTCGTAATTCGTGCTCTGGAGACCACGAACATCGTTGTGCAAGCGCCAGCGAATTCCATGCGCGTTGACGAAGAAGTGCAAGCCTCCCCGGCGATTGCGAATCACATTCACACCCGTGAGAGGAAGAAGGTGCATCTTCGCCAGCTCCACCGCGGCCTGCAATCCCTCGCGAGTGAGAGGGGTCTCGCTCTGAACGAGATTGGCAATCTTGTCCAATGGTTGGTTGTATTGCGCCTCAAGCATCAATCTCACAGGATTTTTTTCTTCACTCATCCTGTACCTCCTTGAGGATTTCCAAGAAGTATTCAGTGGCTATTCGGCCATATTCCTCTGGGGATTCGGGGATCTCACTCATAAATCGCTCTGGCTCTTCTTGGTATCTGCGCCACCACTCCCTAAAAACTAGCTCTATGCCGCTGAGCGTCACAAAGATACTTTGGTTATTCACTCTGTTCTCCTACAAACATGATAGAATCTGCAATATTCAGAGTTGCATAGGAAATGATCCGGGTTAGCCGGGAAAAGCTCTTGATCAATCATTCTCGCTACGGGCTTGAGCGTATTCTCCAGCACCCACGAGAGAAAGCCTTCATCCTCTGCCTGGGGAACATGCTGGACCTCAAGCCTTGGGACTCTCTCCTTTCTGATCAGCCAATAGTTAACCCTCGTGGGGCCACCGGAAAGAAGGGCATAGAAAGCTGCCTGAAGAAGGGAGCCTCCACGGGAGCGAGGGGAAACCAGCTTGAAGTCTATGATTTGCCCTCTCCACATGGCATCAACTACCCCAATGAGCTCTATGCCCTCTATCTCTCTCTTGAGGACAAGCTCTGAGACCACAGGCCCTTTTAACTCCTTGAGCACGAGGTCAACGGCTTGGGTAAGCCAGAGATCCATGCCCGCGAGATCGGCCCCTTTGAGAATTATCCCGTTCCAGGTGGATTCCTTGTGAAGGGGATGGGGAGAAAGCTCTTCACCGGACAATAGCTTCTCGATGGATTCCCTGACAGTAGGCCCTACTTCCTTGCCCTCTGATAGGGCGAGATGAATCGTGTGGTGGAGAATGGAGCCCATAGCGAGAGGGAGAGTAATGGGGCCTTTGACGCCCTGGCTTTTGTACCACACGCGCCTTGGGCAGATGAGATAATCTGATACCGTAGAATAAGAGATCATGTCAAAAACTCTTTCGCCTTCTGGATCGTCCTTCTTCCCAACCCCTTCACCTTGGAAGCCTTTCCCGAAAGGATGGCGTCTATGGCGGCATATGGGCTCTTGTATTCCCTCATCAGCTCCCTTGCCCTCTCTATCCCTATGCCCGGCAGTTGAGCCAAAAACCATATCTCTTGGCTTACCGGAGTGAGAGGATCAGGGGCAGAGGGAGGGACGCCAACAGGCTCCTTCTCAAGGTAATGGAAAAGATGCCTGATCACTTCAGGTAGATCTCTCTCCCCGATCTCAAGCACCGCTACCCCGGACAGCTGGATGCGGAGAAGAGCCATGCGCACGGACCACAAGTTCCAACCCGTGGTAAACCCTCCCACCTTCACCTTGCCCTCCCTCGTGGGGTAAAGGTGGCCCGTGATGAGGATGAGGGATCTTGGGCATTCGTCCCTCATCCTCATCGCCTGCTGAAAGAGCCTGCCATCTGAGAGGGAGGAGAGAAGGTCAGAGGGAGTCTTGCGCTCGATGAGCATCCTACGGTTGTTGCGCTCGATGAGGATGTCGCCCGCGCTCATCTCCTTGACGATCAGCTCCTCCCCCTTTGGTGCCCCGAGAGCTACCTCTATGGCTATCTCCCTCGGCTCCCGGGAGTCTACAACGATCATTCCTCTGCCTTCTCAAACTTGTCACAGAGATTACCGGCGATTATGAACATGGTGATCGCCATCATCTCCTTCTGCTTTTCTTCCTCGGACAAGTCCGTTTTCAGGATCGCGCCGAGGACGACATTAGGCACCAGAAGGGTTTGGACCCTGACGAGCGCCTCCGAGACCGGGCACTCGTCGCTATGGGCACAATTGAAGCAAGAGCGCTTGGCATCTAAACCCTTGGGGGTTCCATCATTCCCCATTGCTCACCACCTTCAGGGCCTCCTGGGGATCATACCCCATAGCTTCCACGGTCTTCATGAAGGTTTCTTCGCCCTGCTGCTTGTACAGCTGCTTGAGGAGCTCGATTGCAGCCGGGTCGGTGATCGAGTTCTCGAAGGGAGGATGATCCTTCTCCTCTTCCCCCACGTCCTTGAGGAGCTCGATCTCATTAGGGTAGACTTTCGTCACCACGGGCTCGGTCCATGTGCGATCCTCGCCGCGGATGTTTCCTGACTTCTCGATCTCCTCGATCTTGACGAACTGGCCAACAAGCTCCTCCGCGTTCTCGATGTCCTCGCCGCGAGCCTTATTGAAGCTGGTGACGAACTTCATCCATTTGGAGCTAGCGCGGGAGGATGGCTTGAACCACCAACGCCGCTGGAATTCCTCCGCGGGGATGGGATCAAGGCGAACTTCCACCTGCTCGCCATATTCTCCCTCGACCAACTCGACCGCGCTTATCTGACCGTAGACGACAACTGGCTCAGGTTTAACAGGGATCTGCATTTCTCACTCTCCTATTCTCTCCAGGTCAAGCACGATGTCGGCTGACCATTGATATCGCTTGTCGGGCGCTATCGCCCATGTAATTATGGGGAGCCTTCCCCACTTCTTCAAGATCGCCACCACCAGGGCCACCGCGAGCACAGGGTGGCCAGGGATGGCAATGACGACATCATCGCTCATGTGTTCTAAGATCTCATCCGCTAGCTCTTCCGCGCCTTCCCTTATCGCGCTCACCCAATCGGAGCTTATGAAGGGAGGCGGAATGGAATAAATCACCTCTATGTTCTCGCCTGAAACTTTGTGTCCTGAAACGTTGATGACTTTCATTCCATCTCTATCTCCTTCCACGATTTGGTGTAGAATCCTCTCTCCGTGAGCATAATTCCGATGTCCCCATCTCGGAACCAGATGTCAGATGGCAGAGACTCAGCCCATTCCTTTGTGGCCTTCGCAAGCTCCCTTCTCGCAGGCTTGAGCTTTTCCTTTGCCTCGGAGATCTTCCTTGTATATTCCTGGGATGCATTGAGATAATCGATGTATTCCTGGGGATTCTCGATCTTAGAGGGGCATTTGGGCTCTGAGAGTGAATCAAGGAGATGATCGAACTCTCGCTTCGCGGCCCTCATGGCATCGAGAGCCTCATGAGCCCTTGAGATGATCTTTTGAACTTCCTGTGCTTCCATCTTTCCCTCCCTTTCTTTTTTCTTTGGGGTCACCCAAAGCATAACATATTCCAAGGGGGTTGGAAAACAGTGTTATAATGACAGTAGGAGGTGAGAGATGAATTTTGACGAGAGCCAGTTCCCGATAAAGCCCTTGTGGTCCCAACAACCATCGGAGCCGAATGGAGCATATGGGATATTCAAGGCCTACATGCTCTTACCAGAGGGGAAGAGATCTCTGAAGAGGGCATACCATAGATATCTGGAGATGCAGGGGAAGAAGCCCGCTAACCCCGGTGGCGATCTGGCGAATCTGGCGAAAGTGTGGAAATGGGAAGAAAGGGCCAAGTTGTATGATGCTTACCGTCTGAAGCAAGCGGACGCGGAATGGATAGACAGAGAGGTGGAGCTGAGGGAACAAATGTTCCTCGCGGGCTCTCTGTTGTTCGACAAGGCGATAGAGGCGCTGAAGGGTGTGGAGCCAGAGAAGATCCCGTTGCCATTGATCCCCAAGTATCTCGACATGGCTGTGAAGCTCATGGAGAGGGCGAAGCCAAATCTCGATAAAGAGGCCCTTGACACGATTCTTCAATCTTTACCGCCGGAGAGGAAGAGAAGAGTTCTCACGATCCTGATGGCCAAACTCACGGAGACGATAGAATGAAAGGGTATCGCGAGCAACATGGCTGCCATGATTGCAAGCATGTCTTCAAGATGTATGACTGGGATGAATGCACCACCTATTATTGCACCTACGGCGCGCCGCCTCGCCCACCTTGTGGAAGTGTAGCGATGGATGAGACTTGGGACTGCGAGGGATTTGAAGAAGGATTGGAAAACTGGCTCAAATGGGCAGAGCCGCGACAGGTGAAGGCGTGGGGCATCTGTGACAAGTACGAGCCGGAGGCAGAGGATGCCGATCGGTAAGGAGATCTTGGACTTACTGGACGATGAGAGCATTGCTGAATTGGCAATGCTGCTTTCTGATCCCGAGAGGCTTTTAGATGACAGGCTGCCTGACGACCCTTTGGAATTCATCAGGGATGTCCTGGGGGTCAAGCTCTGGGATGGGCAGGAGCAGATCGTCGAATCTGTGGCGAAGAACAGGTTCACGACTGTAGAGACCGGGCATGGTGTGGGGAAATCCTTCGCCGCGGCCTGCATCGCCGTGTGGTTCTTGAGCGTTCACCCGGATGCGATCTTGATCACGACCGCGCCAACCGCCAACCTGGTATCGAACATCCTCTGGCGACATATCAGGACATTGCACAGAAGGGCGAAGAAGAGGCTGCCAGGGCGCGTCCTGGAAACACCTCGTTGGGAGATATCTTCTTCATGGTATGGCATTGGAATATCCCCTCGCAGGGAGAGGAAGAGGGAGCATGGGGCGCTGGACTTTACCGCTCTCCAGGGCTTCCATGCGCCTAAGCTCTTGGCGATCATCGATGAGGCTGGTGGTGTGCCGGAGGAGATCTTTGAGACGGTAGAGTCCCTGGTGGCCTCTGAGCAATCCAGGCTGTTGGTTATTGGGAACCCCGTCGGGCAATCAGGGCCCTTCTACCAGACGACAAGAGGGGGGCAATATAACCACATCAGGATCTCCTGTCTGGACCATCCGAACGTCAAGTTCCGGCGGGAGCTCATCCCGGGGGCGGTGAGCTATCAGTGGGTGCTGGAGCGATTCAGGAAATGGGGCATTCCCTGCAAGTCCGATGAGCCTGGTGCCATACAGTTCGCGGGCAAGTTTTGGAAGCCGACCCCGATACTGATGGCGAGAGTATTGGGGATCCCGCCGGAGGAGACGGAAGATAAGCTAGTTGCGCTTCAGTGGCTGGAGAACGCGCATAACCTGGAGTTTCAGCCCGGGAGACCGAGGGTGCTGGCTGTCGATCCTGCGCACGGTGGGGGAGCTCAAACTGCAATCGTGTTGAGGGAAGGGAAGAAGATCGTCGGGATCTGGAGGAGGGACTTTGGAAGGATAGAGGACATCGTGAGATTTACCAGAGGGCTTGCGATCAGGCATGATGTGGATTCCGTTGCCGTGGATGGGATTGGTGTGGGAGCTGGAGTGGTTGATGGGTTAAGAAGGGAAGGCTTGCGGGTGATTGATGTCAACTTCTCGAAGCCCGCGAGGAAGAGGAACAGGTTTGCCAACATGAGGTCGGAGCTCTTCTGGGAATTGAGGGAAGCAATCCGCAAAGAGGAGTTGGAGCTCCCTCGAGATGAGATGCTGGATGCGGAGATCAGCGTCCTTCGCTATGATTTTGATAGCCAGGGTCGGATCTGGATGCCGCCAAAGGAGGGATTCGAGATCGATTTGGGAAGAAGCTTGGACTCAGTGGATGCCTTGGCGATGACCTTCATTCGAAGGGAAACGGTTGTAGAAGAAGGGGAAGAGAGAAGGGAGAGACTGATAGAGCTCAGCCAGCCGTCCCGGTGGCTTGTCCAGGCCCCGAAGAGAAGATCGAGATGGCGTCTGGCATAAAAATTTCCCAGAATTTTGTCGGGATTTTCATTTTGGCAATTACCCTTTTCGGAAATTTGGAAATCCAGGGCGATGATGGATTCTGAATTGCGAAGCTTGGCTTCTGATAGTGCGTTTAATTGAGCTCGCTTTTCTATCTTCTTGCTGCGCCCTCTTGGTTTCTGGATTGCCTGGATGTCTGGGCCAAACGGCCAATCACTTGATGGATGGCGAGCTAATACGCAAACCTCCGTAACTTTTGCCCTTCAGTTGGCCCCCCCTCGCTTCAATCCACTGAGGAAAAAAGCTGGTTGTCTTTCAGTATCTCGCTTATCTTCTTTCAACCCTTTCCCTCCCCCGGAAAACACTCCTGTTCCGCTTTCTGGCGTCGATTGTTCATTACTGGCTAAGAATTTTTTTTCAGTTGGAGCGGTGAAGATTGCCCTCGGCGGCCACAACTTCCGACCGCCCCTCGCGCGGGCCCGTGAGCCGGGCCGCGGAAATAGGTTCGAGTTTCCCCATCGCGAAATGATTTCCTCCCATCTCGATGAACGTATGCTCATGTGGATATACAAACACTTGCTTAAGGTTCTTCCCGCAAGCATTTTCCTTTGCCCCAACGACTGCATGAAGTTTATCTTGCCCCGCGGGAGACTGGAAAATTCGCTTGCCGGTCGAGGGGCGGAGGGGTTTTGGGTTAAGCGTTTTGGGTTCTGCTTAACTCGAGGGGTTACAGGGCTTTTCAATGTTCTAGCATTTCCACTACCATCCGCCGTCAAGCCCTGGGATAGGGGCCGTCGAGTACGGGGCGCGTGAGGTTGATCACCTGGTTATCGTTGGCTTGGTGCGGATAGAGAAGCCCTCTGTTGGACTTTTTTGATAAGGGATTAGGAAGGGGTTGACAAACCGAGGGGTTTCTGTTAGATTGAAGGGGGCGAGATACGCCCCAATACAAAAAAAGGGAGGGTGAAAATGTTCACAAGACAACACTACAGGTATCTGGCGGGAGTGCTTAGGGACCAGTTGGGGTTTCTAAGCGCAGAGGACTATTGGCGGGTGGTGGAAGTCATCGCGGATGCGCTCTCGAGGGACAGTGAGCGTTTTGATCGTTCCCGGTTCCTCGAGGAATGTTGGGACCGCACCGATTCAGAAAGAACGGAAGTCTTTCTGAAGATGTTTCTGTTCAGGGAGGCGAGCCATGACTAAAGACGAGATTGAGCGGCTTTGGAGGGAAGTCTACCTTATAGACGGCCTGGGCTTAGCGGATTTTCTCAATGATCTTATGCCCGGGCCTGATGGGAAAATATGGCGGGCATCCCGGTACGGGGAAGTCTTGTACGCCCCGAATGGATGGGCCTTCTCTCGCTGGGACAAATGGCGTGAGAACGTAGCTTACTATTTCGATGCCTTCACTGAAGCTAATAATGAAGGACCAAACCTAAGCTACGATGAGGCCCTGGACGTCCTAGTGTTTGCCCTTGCCCGGATAACGCTCCCGCCGGGCGTGAGAGAGGGATGTATTGAACATATCCCCAAAGGGTACGAGAATTTCCTCTTTATGTGAGGCCTTAATCTCGTGAGTTTTGTCATAGCTAAATAATTGACTATTGACAAACTCACGAGATTGTGTTAGAATGAGGGCGGCTGGGAAATCCCCAGCAAAGTCATAAAAAAAGGGAGGGTTCAAATGTGGACAGTTGAGCAGAAAGCGAGCATTATCCACATGGACGGTTGGACGGAAGAGGTTGATCCCGGCACCAACTTCCGGGAGGCGGTCACAGGGGCGGCCAAGCGAGACGGGCTCAAGACGTTCCGGGTTATCCTAAACGGTGAGGTCATTGAGCCTGGGGACGCCCCGGAAACGCTCAAGGCCGGTGACACAGTGGAGATCAAGGTCTATGACGTGGCGGGCTGATATGCCCGCCGATCACGGGGCGAGAGTTGACTCTCGCCCCTTTTCTCTTTAGGGAGGGTCAAATGAAAAGATATACTCTCCAGTATCGGTTCGGTGAGGAATATGTCCTCTTGGCCATGCGAGCAAATAACCGAGTCCCGGCACTGAAGGCCGCCGGGTTCACTTTTGAGCAGGCGGCTGGCTTGGCGGAAGAAGTCGGGCTGCGGATGGACAATTCTCCTTACTTGCGACCAGAGACAAGAAGTAAGCTGAATATAGATTTGCTCTGGGACCACGAAAGCTGGGGCTCTGTCGAGGTCCACTTCTCAATCCAGGAGCAACTTGAGCTCCTGGAAGAGATCAAGAATGCCCAATTCCGCCTGGCGAGAAAGCTGGCGGAACGGGGGGTTTTGATCCTAATCTCTGTTGAACCAGAAAGCGATTGCCCTCAAGAAGTGCTCGAGAAAATCCTCGAGCTTGGGTTAGGGAAAAATGTAGAGAATGCCATCGAGGCGGTTCTCGCCAGCGCGCGAGAGGAGAAGCGCGAGCAGGGGGCCTTCTTGGTCACGGGAGATTCAGTTTTTGAGCTAAGATTCCTGGGCAAGACTTCCATTGCTTCCCCTTCAGTCCTCGCAAAGACTGAAGGGGAGATCAGGGCAGCCGCGGAAGCTGCTCTTCATGCCGCGGGGGAGACGTTGGAGCGCCTTTTCCGATCCGCGATCGATAGGATGCGGGAGAGACAGTCGGAGCGCCTGGACCAGTTCTCAGAAAGCGCGGCTTCTCTCGCGGGGATTGATGCCTATGTAGGGCGGTATTACGGTTCCTACCAGGCCATTCTTCCTTTCCACTACGCCCCTAAGTTCTATAGGAAACACAATCGTAGATACAAGATTCACCCGGACGATCAGAGGTTGCTGGCAACGGATACACACATTCGGGTGACATGGTCGCCCGACGGCCCTTGGTCAATATCCTTGGGCGACGTGGTATCCGGCGAGTGGGAGCCGCTGCGTCACTATCATACGATGGGCGACTATGACTGCCTAGGGACGTACTCACCAGGCGAGATCAGAAACGCCCAGGATTTGATCCGCGTGAGGGATGAAGTAGAGATTCTACTTCAGGAGATTAACTGGGATAGCATAGCAGACAGCGATCCCGCGGATATGCCCCTGACGGCTGAGGAAATTGAGGAACGCATGGAACCCGTGGAAAATACAGGGGAGGGCGACTTATGGACAACATAATTCTCCAGAGACAGAGGGAGCTTGATTTGAACACTGACCACCGCTTGTTGATCGTCGGCTGCGGTGGTGTTGGAAGTTGGGCAGCGATTTTCGCTGCCTTGTCTGGGGTCAAGACCTTGATCTTGCTTGACCCTGATACTCTCGAGCTTCACAATATGAACCGCCTCCCATTCTCGCCCGAGGATGTGGGGCGGAAGAAAGTGCACGTCTTAAGGGACTATATCGTGGGGTTGCGCCCCGACATAGAGATATATGCGATTCCTGCATCTTTCTCGCCCCTCGCGCTCTCCAGCTTCTCGATCACAACCGCTATCGACGCAACCGACAACTTACGCGCCCAGAGGGAAGTCTCTCTCTGGGCAGAGGCAAAAGGGGTTAGATATGTGCGTGCAGGATACAATGGCACGCATATAACTGTCTCTGGCCGGGGCCCCGTGTGGGCAACGGAGGACAACCCGGAGGGATATGATATTGTCCCCTCGTGGGCGGTTCCTGCGGCCATAGCGGGGGCCTTGGCCGTTGCTAAGATAGAAAAGTATCCTTCCCTGGAAGTTTCTAATGACATAGGAGGCTTGAAATGATAATTAACAGAGGTAACACATGGCGAAAAATTAAGCCGGTTGTCCCAAAGGATGAGTATTGGGACTCTGGCATCACAGAGAGTTATGGCGGCTGCGCCAAGTTGGGCGAGCCAGTCGTGATTGTCTCGTGGGAGGCGCAGAAAAAGGTTCAGACGCTCTGTGAGGCCATGGGCAACACAGAGTGGCTTGCGTATCTCGTGGGGGCGCAAGAAGGCGCAGGATTCTACATTGCCGACCTGCTAGTCCCCGAACAAGAAGTCACAGCCGCGAGCGTTCACGTAGTCGATCATCCCCCGTTGGAGAATGTAATTGGTGTATTACATTCTCATCATAACATGGGGAGTTTCTTCTCTAAGACCGACGACGACTTTGTGAACGCAAACCATGCCATTTCGGTCGTCGTATCAAAGGACGGCTGGAAGGGGACCGCGAGGATTGAAGCGCCCTGTGGCGAGCTAATCCGGTTTCTCGACGTTACCTTTGAGTTCGAGGAGCCGGAAGTCGAGGGCCTGGACAGGTGGACAGAAGACGCCCTCGGGAAGATCAAAAACCGCATTCTACCTTATGCGCCCCCATTCCTCCCACTAACCTGAACCCCACAAGAGAGAACGAGAGAGAGGATTCAGACGATCCTCTCTCTTTTTTTTATCCCCCTTTCGACAAGAAAAGCTGGTAATGTATAAACGAGTAAGCAAATAGGCTTGGTAAGGTTCAGCCCGCTAAAAATTTTTCAGAATTTTGTTCAGATTTTTATTTCAAAATTTACCTTTCGGGGAAATAGAGGAAATAGGGAAGGGGCTGAAGGTAGCCCAGAGAAGAAGCGCTGGGGATGAGGAGTGAGGGATAGAGAGAGAATAGCTAGCAAAGAAGGGAAAGAAAAAAGGAGGGCTTGGCTGTGGAATCGAGAGTCTCCTCGTTTTCCTGAACAGCCCCAGGAGCCACGGAGAGGCGCTCTAAGGGGCCTTTCTATTGGGGGATACATAAATGTATCTAAGAGAGAGAAAAGCCCCGTAGAACGGCTCTCTGTGGCTCTAAGGGGCATTCTAGGGGGGAATCCAGGACCCAGGGG